AGAAACTGTCACATACACAAACGGCAATGAATACATTGACTACGATCAAGCGTTAGATTTATTAAATTCGTTGCCGTCCGCACAGCCGGAAACGCACGATAAACGCACGAAAACGCACGCGTGCGATTTAATCGACAGACGGAAGGTCAGATATAAATTGACCGCTCTTGTTAATGAAGTTGAAGAAATCTTTGCGCATATTAGGGAGAGAGAGGTGGACGATTCGGTTTGTGGCTTATGCGAATATGACGGTGCATATATAGGACAATCGGGGGATTGGTGCAACGAATGCCCCGGATTCGACAGGGATGACTGCTTCAAACTGAAGGAAAAGTACAGAGAGGAATGGTTGAAGATAGATGGATGATTTAATCAGCCGTCAGGCGGCGATAGATGCGCTTGACAAGAGGTTTGATTCTATACCTATTGAACAGACAACGGAAATTCTACAGTTGAGAAAAGACCTGCGAGAATTGCCATCCGCACAGCCTGAACGGATTAAGGGGCATTGGATTGAAATAACATCAAGCAATCACACATACAAGTGTTCTGTGTGCGGGAGGCTTCTTGCCAATATCACTGATGGCAAAAACAATGTTGCAAAGAATTATCCGTATTGTCATTGTGGCGCAGATATGAGAGGTGAACAGGATGGCTAAATACATCATTGAAATTGAAGATGTGCCGTCAATGTTAGAAGATGGATTTGCGTTTTATAAATGTGTTGATGCTCCGTGGTGGTACATATCAGATATGCATATAAATAGACTGAAACCGTATGAAGATGCGGAACGCAATACAGGGGAATGGAGAGAACATATCTTTGATGGAATAATGGGTGGCAGACCTAGAGCATTGATGTGTACGAAATGCAATGTCATTAGCATGTATGCATCTAACTACTGTCCGCATTGCGGCGCAAAGATGGACGAGAGGATAAGGTGTGATTTATGACCGTTATACCCTATGGATTGAGAATACTAAAGACGGATACGTGTGAATTATGTAAAGAATATGGAGTTCAGGACTGCAAGCGTTGTCATCTTGGGAACCCATATATAGATTGTGAGGACTACGACCGCGTGAATGATACTTGCAAGTCCAACGGTGCTTGTCAAGATCCAGCGAACAAACGGAAAGGGGCGGAAGATGAAGGATAAAATTCGGGAATCGCAAAAGGTCAAGGTCACACTAAAGGAGTCGCTGTAATGAATTACATAAGTATTATTACGAACTTTGGGTGTCATTACAAATGCCCCTACTGCATCGTGAAGAAGAATAATCTTCATATTCCAAGAACAACACTCGCCGGGTTGGACAGTCTCGAGAAAGCCTTGAAAGAGACTAGATGCAACATTATTTCTATCTCCGGAGGCGGAGACCCACTCTATGAGTATGAGAAACACGTTGACTGGTATCGAAAGTTATTCGGTATTGTTCGTAAGTGCCACATCAATGGCAGCATATGTTCTGTCCCTGTGGAAATGCATACCAGTTACATGACTGACGAGACTTCTTTTCCGTTCTATGACTGCTTCCGGGTTGTATATCATGCAAATAGTATCGACCAGCTTTCGCACATTCGCCGGATTGGTGACGAAATTACTCGGGCAGTATTTGTAGTAACTGCGGACTACACCATTGCTGACATTATGGACATTGCCCTGTTCGTGAAGAATAGCTCTGAAATTGACGAATTGAGCTTCCGGCAGTTGGTTGATGATAAATACACTGAACAGCACTACCTTGAGGACTATCTTCGCATGGGCCACAAGAAGTTGTGGTGGTACATCGAGCAGAATGATTATAACCTCTACTACGCAGAGAATGAAGTCAGTGGTCGATACCGAGATTTCGAGAAAGAGGAATCGTAATGCAGTTAGCAGAAAAAGCCGTAGGGATGATGATACATACCGAAGATTGAGAGGATAGACGAATGAAAGAGGCAACGCTTTATATTTGCGAAATCTGCCAAACAAGATACGCCAGCAAGAAAGAAGCTGAGAACTGCGAAGCAGCGCACATCAAGCCAAAGAAATTGACAAAGTCAATGAAATTCCACCCGTACAAGAGTGGAAAGGACCCGACCCTTACACGTTATGAAGCATCTCAGGGATCTCAGTACCCAGACTTGATAGACATCGAGATGCAGGATGGGAAAACGGTTAGATACAAGCGATAGGGGGAAAGAGAGGCCATGGGCAGAATGAAGGAAAGCAAGTACATCCGAGCGGACTTGTTCATGAACAAGATTGCAGAGAGTGCGTTTTTCTCAGCGGCTGAAAAGGGCAAGATTCGGGCAGCGATTGAGAAGGAACTGGGAGAGGATGTAAAGCCAGTAGTACATATATACCGGGAATGCGGCACGACGATGGATGAGGATGAAAGTTATACAGAAAGAGGACTTGAAGACGATGCCGTATACGATTTGTGGACTCCTATTCCTGTAAGAATCCCGGCGGGAGGATGGACGACAATCGACACAGGAATACATATTGCGAGCTCAGAAGGGGCTTTTGTTGTAGGAAAGCTGGAATCCAAGTCAGGCCTGAATGTGAAACGCCATATTGGCAGACTGGGGTGCGTGATAGACGCAGACCACACGGGAAACATTGTTATGAAGCTCTATAACCTGGGGAAACAAGATTATATTTTTCGAGCGGGTGACAAGATCGCGCAGATGGTCATACAGCGTGTGCCTATATCTGCCTCAAACAGATGAAAGTCCCGGAAGATATAGAACGAGGAAAATCTGTGAGGTGGCAGGATGAAACTAACCAAAGAGGAAAAGGAAATTTGCAAGGAATATAGCGCACGGGATGAGGTAGGATACGTGCATTGCTCAGAATGCCCGCTGCGCATACCCGAGGAATACATTTTGTGTAAAAGCAATGCGACCGCAGAGGAATGGCGGGAGCATCTGGAATGGGGGAAAGAACATTGATTTCAGCGGAGAATGAAGCGGTAAAAATCAGAATCCGGTATCATGCCGATATTGACCGGGTAGAGAAGATCAGCCAGGGAGACTGGATCGACCTTAGAGCGACTGAAGATGTGGAAATGAAAAAAGGCCAGTTCAAAATGTTCTCATTGGGTGTGTCAATGGAACTGCCGAAAGGATATGAGGCTCTGTGCGTGCCAAGAAGCAGTACGTTCAGGAAGTATGGAGTCATTCTGGTCAACAGCGTTGGCGTAATTGATGAGACGTTCTGCGGAGATGAGGATGTATGGCAGTTTCTTGCCTATGCCATGAGAGATACGGTCATTCCAAAAAATGAGAGGATCTGCCAGTTCAGGATTATTGAACACCAGCCTGCGATTGAGTTCGAGGAGGTTGAGAAACTGGGAAATAAAAACAGAGGCGGAATAGGAAGTACAGGGAGGGCCTAAGTATGAGAATTCAACGACTGACAACTATCGAAGAACCAACGAACTTTTTGATCGGCGACAAGATCAACATTGACCACTACACGGCAACGTGTCAGGAGATTACGTCAAAGGGCGCACTGTTTTTGATGGATCAGTATCTCGGTAAACCCTACGCAATGAACGCTAAGGGCACGAACCGGGGCGGTTACGCGGAGAGCGATCTCAGGGAGACGCTCAGAAGCAAGAAGATCCTCGACATCTTCAAAGGCATCCGCTACTACATGGTTCCGTTCGACAACGGCGACCTGATCCGGATCCCTTTTGCTGGCGAAATTTTCGGCGATAAGCTGCCGGAATGGTGCGAGCCGGACGGTCATGAGCAGTGGCCGCTCATGCGGGATAGACGCAACCGATTAGCTTCAAGATGCGGTGAGTATGATTGGGGATGGCTCCAGAACAAAGACAAAACGTCCTCGACGTATTTCTGCTTTGTCAACGACAACGGCAATGTCGACTACTGGGACGCCTCGACTGTCCTCGGGGCCCGGCTGGCTTTCCTGATCGTAACATACAGATAAAACAAAGAGGAGGCAGAGACGTGTCATTCTTGATATTTATCCTTGGCTACGGTCTCGGAATGATCGTGACCTTGTGGATCGTGATTAGAAACAGCTAGAGGGAGGTGATGCCGATGGACGTGATAACAACATTGCTGCAGATGGCCGGAGAAGAATCGTCGGTCATCCGGAAGACCGCAATCATGGACGCAGTGAACGCTGTCGAGAAACAGCGCGAGTATCCGGGGCGGCGGACATTCAAGTGTCCGGTATGCGGCGCAGACATCCTGCTGACAGACGTATTTTGCCGGCATTGCGGCCAGCGGCTGCCGAGTAGCAAAGAAATGTGGAGGACGCTATGACTGTTAAGCAATACTTGTATTCAGTCCGGGACGAACAGAAAGAAATCGAGGAACTGAACGAGCGCATTTATGAAATGCGGATGTCCTTGCTCCCAGGCGCGATGCGGTACGACACGGACAAAGTACAAGTATCGCCGAAAGACACAACTGACCGCATGACGGAAATCGCAGACTATGTCACATCGCTTGAGAACAAGATGGAAACACTCGCGGTAAAACGGCGGAACGCGCAGAAGCTGATCTGGATGCTAGAGGACAGTCGCGAACGGCAGGTCCTTGACAGCTATTTTCTTTCCGTGAAGCGCCCAGCGATGCGAAACGTAGCAGCGATGATCAACTACTCGTTGCCGCAGACAGTCCGGATATATGATTCGGGCATCAAACATCTCGAAAAGATGATAACAAATGATAACGAGGTTCGTGCTATGATAGTAGCGTGAAAGTTGGTCAAGGACGAAAGCGATTGACCATTTTCCCATCCTGTGTTAGCGGTAGACTTTGAGCGATTTGAGCGATCCTGTATGAGGGATGGCCTCAAAGCCTGCCGCTTGTTAGTTACTTACTTACCATTGGGACGGATCACGATATCTACAGCAAGGATGGGAAGACAAAAATGATACCAAATCTCTTTTCACACAAACAACAGGATGGGGGAAAAGAACATGAAAGCAGCATATCCGACAATACTTACACGTGATAAAGACATTGTGCTTGTCGAGGTTCCTGATCTGGGAATACTCACAGAAGGCAAAAGCGTAGTGGATGCTATTTATATGGCGAGGAACGCAATAGGCTTGGCAGGTGTCACATTGCAGGACAAAAAGCAGGAAATTCCGAAGTCTTCGGCGCTGGAAGATATCGATATAGCTTCCGGAACGTTTGCTGATGTTGGAGGAGGAATCCTGACACTTGTTGATATTGACTTTAATGCATACCGCAGGAAGCTTGACATGCAGATGATGAGACGGAATATAACACTTCCGGAATGGCTTAAGCGGCAGATGAAGCAAACCTGAATGTATCCGGAGTTCTTCAGGAGGCATTGAAAGATAAGCCCGGGTTTGCAAAAGAGGCATAAGCGATAAGCAGAAGAGAATGCTATGTGGCATTCCCTTTTTGTGTGGCGGCAGTGCTGCCAAGCGGAAGAGTGCAGGCCGCTATACAAATTCACCCGGCGGGGCAAGCGCCCCGCCATGCTGACGAAGGAGGCGTAGCTCATGGCGGACAAAGGTCCAATATATCTTTATATCGACGCGACAGATGTGATGAAAAAAGCGGAAGCGCTACGAAGAAATTTGAGCGATGAGCAAGTACACCGCGCCATGCGTCGTGTATACAAACGTGTACCTGGACATGTCAGGATGATTCTGAGACAGGATCTGCCGAAAAAATACTACGTTAAGCCGGGAGAAATCAATGCGGCGGTTAAGAAGGGAACTGTTTCGGATTTGAGTTGTTCGATTCCTGTTGTTGGCAGACGGCGCGACATTGGCGGAAAAGGAGTTTCTGCCAGCGGGGGAGCGCATGGCTGGAAGAGCTTAAAACGGAAATATCGCGTCAAGGCCAAAATCGTAAAGTCTGGCGTAAGCACACTGCCGCAACGTGTCGGGCATACAGGGGGCAATGCACCGTTCCGAAATCTCGGCTCGAGTATCATGCCACTTACATGGACGAGACGTTCAAAAAAGCGTCTTCCAATCGAGAAGATGGTATCCATTGCGCTTCCGCAGATGCCGACGAACCGAAGCGAGGCTGATGTGCAGAAGGACATCAAGGATTACATGTATCAGCGATTAGAGCATGAGTTTAACCAGCTTCTCGGAAATGTGTGATTATGGGATACCCGATGACAAAAAAGGAGCTTGCGACAGTTGCAGGCTATTCATACAGACAACTGTATAACATCGACAGAGATCTACCGGAAGGCAGAAAGCTGTTTGTGAAAAGCGAGGAAGGGAAATACGACCTCGCTATTTTTGTGCAGAAATGGGTTGCGTACAACATATCGCGTGAGGCCAGTGATGATGCAGACATTGACACGATCAAGGCCCGGCATGAAAAAGCAAAGGCCGAGAAAACAGAGATCGAAGTCGAGAAGCTGAAAGGTCAGCTTGTTGATGTGGGCGAAGTTAAGCGGCTTTGGGGAGAGATTGCAAACACCGTCATGCAGAATCTTATTCATCTTCCAAGTAAGCTTGCACCAATGCTGACCATGATGGACAACACAGACGTAATTGCCGACATTATCGACAGGGAAATCCGGACAGTCCTGGAAGCATTATCAGAGACACCACTTCCGGAAGGCGCAGCAGCACAACAGGATGAGGAGACAGATGAAGACAAATGAATGCAATATCCGAGCTGGAACGGTATACATACTCAATGTTCAAGCCGTCAGCCAAACAAACAGTATCTGAATGGGCTGATAAGAACAGAGTGCTTGTGTCAGAATCCAGTGCTGAACCTGGACGGTGGAGAACAGACAGAGCGCCCTATCAACGTGAGATCATGGACAGCTTTACTCAGCCGGGAATCTGGCAGATTGTCATTATGGCGTCTGCTCAGGTTGGTAAATCTGAGATTGAGCTGAACATGATGGGATGCGCAATTGACAATGACCCTGGCCCGATGCTGTATATTCAACCAACGGACAACGTAGCAGATGATTATTCCAAACGGCGTATTCAGCCGATGATTGATGCCTGTCCAAGACTCAGAAGGAAGGTATATAAACAACGGTCAAGAGACACCACAAACACAATTACCATGAAGACTTTTCCCGGCGGATCCCTTGCTATTATCGGAGCGAACAGCCCGGCAGACCTTTCAAGTAAGCCCGTGCGATATATCTTCATGGACGAGACAGACCGCTTCCCGCCATCCGCAGGAACTGAAGGTGACCCGCAGGAGTTGGCAGAGCGAAGAACTGAGACATTCCGGCACAATCGAAAAATAGTCAAAACTTCCACACCGACAATCAAAGGGCATTCGAAAATTGAGGCGGATTACATGAATGGCACGCAGGAAGAATGGCGCACAGAATGCCCGCATTGCCATAAGTTCAGCTTTATCAAGTTCGAGAATATTAAGTTCGAGAAGGAGACAGTTAAGAACGAACAAGGCGAAGAAGATTACAAGGTATTAAGTGTTGGTTGGGAATGCCCAGTGTGCAAGCGAGTGATTCCAGAGCACGAAGCAAAACGGCTCCCCGCAAAATGGGTGAGCAACAATCCCGGAGCGCTTGATAACGGAATTCGGTCGTTTCGGCTGAATGCTTTTATGTCCCCGTGGTCCTCATGGAAAGACATTGTCTGGAAATTCTTGAAAGCGAAGAAGGACCCGGACAAGCTGAAGGTTTTTTACAACACTGTTCTCGGCACGACGTGGGAAGTGCATATCAAAAACGGCCTCGAATATGAGCTGTATAAGCGCAGAGAACATTACGATGCAGAGGTCCCGACAGGCGTTCTTGTCCTTACCATGGGAGTTGATACACAGGATAATCGTCTTGAGTATGAGGTTGTCGGATGGGACAGAGAAGGTCAGAGCTGGGGCATCAGCCGGGGGATTATCCCGGGCAGAGCCGATGCTCCGGGCGTCTGGGAGGAAATTGATCAGCTCCTTGATCGCGAGTGGCAGCTTAAAAACGGGATGCAGATGAAAATCCTTGCAACGTTTGTAGACTCCGGCGGACATTTCACTCAGGATGTTTACCGGGAATGCGCAAGGCGGCAGACAAAGCGTGTATGGGCAATCAAGGGCGAACCCGGCGAAGGAAAAGAGTATTGCCACCCGATGAAGCGGTCAGGTGATGCGGTCAAATTCATGATCGGTGTTGATGACGGCAAAGGCGGGATCATGTACGAAGCAGGCGTGAAGGAGCCTGGTCCGTCATACATGCATTTCCCAATTGACTACAGAGCTGGATATGACCGCGAATATTTCAAGGGCCTTATCTCTGAGCGGATGATTATTAAGCGGAGAAACGGCCAGAGTGTTGTTACATGGGAGAAGTTCTACGAGCGGAATGAACCGCTCGACTGCAGAAACTATGCCAGGGCTGCATACCGATATTTCCACTGGCCTTTCAACCGGATTGAACGAGCGCTGAAGGGCGAAGAAGAAAAGATTATTACACAGGAAGCCGATAAGAAGCGGAAACAGCGCTATGTGATAAGCCAGGGAATCAGGATTTAAACGGAGGAATGGGATATGGCAGTAAGAGTCGCGTATACGCTTGCTGAAGCACAGAAAATGCTTGGGCTTGTCAAAGAAGCTCATATGGAGCTGATAACCGGGCAGGCGAAGAGCTACAAGATCGGCACACGCGAATACACGGCGCTTGATCTTGATGACCTGATGAAGCAGATTGAATTTTTTTCAAATGTTGTTGAATCACTGTCCGGCAGTGTTCGGACGAAGCGTGTAGCGCGGATCGTCCCGCGTGATCTTTAAAGGAGAAAGCTGAATGAGCAGAGAACCAACAATTAGAGAACGGATGTTGTATCTGCTTTCTCCGAGGAGAGGAACAGATGCTTACATCCGCAGGATGTCAAAGGAGCTTCCGGAAGCCGTCCCAGACAGATCAAAAACACCGAAGATGAGCTATGGTAGCCATGGCGCAAGCCAGATTCTTTCAAGCCTGATCGGGTGGGTGATAGACGGGGGCGACTCCGAAGACAATATTGACCTGTATTCCTCAACGCTCAGACAAAGGGCAAGGGATTTGTATGCAGGCGGAGGACTTGCCAGAAGCGGACCTCAGACGCTTACAACGTCGGTTGTAGGTTGGGGGATCCAGCCTAAACCAAAGCTCGATGGTGAATTCCTTGGCATGAGCGATGATGCCCGGGAAGAAACCGAGAGAACAATCCTGCGGGAATTCCGCCTGTGGGCGGAAAACACGATGTGTGATGCGGAACGGCAGCAGAACTTCTACGGACTTCAGAGCTTGGCTTTTTTGTCGATGCTGATGTCCGGCGATGTGTTCGCATTGTTCGGGATGAAAGAGAACAAGAGAACGCCGTATCAAACAACGATCCGGCTCCTGGAAGCTGACCGGATCAGCACTCCGGAGACTTCCGGGGATAGTGAGAGCCGCGAAACAGATTCCGGGGGACGCATCATTGACGGTGTGGAGATTGACAAAGAAGGCGAAGTCATCCGCTATTACATCGCCAGCAGAAGCCCGTTGGCACGAGCTAATAATAGCGAGTTGATCTGGACACCGATCGATGCATTCGGGAAGGACACAGGATATCCCAATATCCTGCACGTTATGACATTTGAGCGGCCGGAGCAGCGCCGCGGTATACCGTTTGTTTCAGCAGAGATCGAAGGCGTTAAGCAATTTACACGGTATATGAATTCCGAGCTTGCAGCAAATGTCGTCTCGTCCATGTTGACAGCGTTTATTGTCAGCGACAGTGATGACGGAAAATTCGGGCTTGAGGATGCTGTAGACGAAGAAGACAAGGTGACGGATGATGATATTCACCTTGAATTGGCACCCGGAGCGGTTTACAACCTGCCGAAAGGCAAGAAGATCGAGACAGTCAATCCGCTTCGAAGCAACACGCAGTTTGAGTCATTTGTGAATACATCCATCACGATCCTTGCTTCCAGCATGGGGATTCCGAAGGAAGTGCTCACAAAGAAGTATGAGAGCAACTACACGGCTGCCAGGGCGGCCCTTCTGGATTTCTGGCGAACGGTAAGAGTTTACCGCACGAAGTTTAATGCAAATTTTAACCAGCCCATATATGAGCAATGGCTTTCCGAAGCCGTCGCATCCGGACGTATCAACGCGCCCGGATTTTTTGATGATCCGGCAATCAGGCAGGCATGGTGCGGGTGCCTTTGGATGGGTGCAAGTATGGGGCACGTTGATCCGCTGAAGGAGGCGAATGCGGCCGAAAGGCGCATCGCTAACAACATTACAACTCAGGAACAGGAAGCCAGCGAGTACAACGGCAACAACTGGGACGAGAACATCAAGCAGCGCAAGAAGGAAATCAAGGAGACGCAGCAGATGGGGAGGGAAGAGGAATGAGTGAGCGGTATCGTCTGATGTACGATCTCGCAGTTGACGGCGAGACCGCAGACGTAAATATCTACAGCACGATATCCAGCGAAAAATGGTATCGCGACGACGATCGGGAGTCGTGCAGCGACAATTTTGATAAGGCTCTTAAGCAGGCAAAGCAGGACGGAGCAAAGAACATATGTATCCATATCAATTCGCCCGGCGGTGAAGTGTATGGAGCGGTTGCTATGCGAAGCATGGTTATAAACTCTAAATTCGATAATGTCAGCGTTCTGATCGAGGGCTTGTGCGCAAGCGCAGCTACTCTGTTCGCGACAATTCCAGATGCAACTGTGACTATCGCAGACGGCAGCGAATTCATGATTCATAATCCGTCATTGTTTACATGGGGGAATGCTGCACAGTTAGAACATGATGCAGAGCACTTGCGCAAGATGGAGCAGCAGTTTCATGCGATGTACGCGGCGAAAACCGGAAAGGCAGAAGAACAGATTAAGAGCTGGATGGATGCTGAAACCTGGTTCACTGCCAAAGAAGCAGTAGACAATGGCTTTTGCGACAAGCTTCTGTCAAGCGACAAGAAGGCTGTTGCGTGTGTATCAGACAATGATATGCAGCTGATGAAATCCATTTACGCGCATGTCCCGGAAGATATCGGGACAACAATAATTGATGTCAGTAACGGGGCTTCGAATGCCGGAGAACCGACTGAAAATCCACCAAAGGAGGAGGACACAAAAATGGAACTCAACGAAAACACAACGGTTGAACAGCTCAAGGATGCAAATCCGGCACTGCTTGCGAGTATTCAGCAGGCAGCAATCACAGCAGAGCGTGATCGCCTGTCAGATATCGATGCCCTGACGCTCCCCGGCTATGAGGAGATGGCGGAAAAGGCGAAGGCTGACGGAACCTCTGCGGCTGACTTCCAGAAACAGCTTGTGAAAGCCATGAAGGAAAAGGGCTCTGAATTTCTCGATCAGAGAAAAGATGAGACCGCACCGGCGGCAGATGTAACAGGCGGAGCACCGGAAGATAAGGCACCTGAGCAGGAAATTGATGACTTCGCGAAAGAGATGGCCGTATACACGAAAGAGTATGCGGACGATTCTGAAGGAATGTTTTGAGAGAGGAGCAGAAAATGAGTGAACTGTATGGGACTATCGGACAGCAGACTTATGCAAATCTCCTGGCTGATCCACAGGGGGCGGATCTGATCACTGTTCCGTGCAAGCCGGGGAATGGTGTTGTAACGGCTGGAACCGTTCTCTTCCGCGAGACGACCGGGCTTTATTCTCCGGCAGCGGCAGCGAATGTCAAAGCTGACACCCAGCTTGTTGTGCTGAAGGAGACTGTTGACACCGGCGCAGCTCCGGGATCAGGCGTGACGGCAGTTGCAGAAGATGCGGCGGCATACCGCGCAGGCATCTTCATTGACGGAGCTGTGAAGCTTGCGAATGGCGCGGTGCTTACTGACGAACTGAAGGCAGTTCTTCGCGGACAGAACATTGTGTTCTCGAAAAAGGAGTCTGCCGATACCTTCCAGAACACAGTATCTGGCACCTGATAAGTGAAAGGAGAGCAAAGCATATGGATATCTATTCTACAAGAGCACAGCTTGCAGCAATTGAGCTGATGCCGCCTGAATATAGCGTATTATATGACTTTTTCGGCCATGACGCCGGGACTGTCGAGGATGATAAGGCTATCTACGATTACCGTAAGGGCAGCCGCAGAATGGCGCCGATGGTTCATCCTGGTGCAGGTGGTGTTCTGATGGACAGAGACGGATTCGAGACCAGAGAGATCGGTTTCTGCTGCATCGCTCCGGAGAGAATCATTGAGGATTCCAACCTCAAGAACAGATCCTTTGGGGAGAGGATCATCGGCGGAATGACCCCGCAGCAGCGGGAGAAGAAGATGCTTGCAGCCGACCTCATGGAGATGCGCAAAGCTATCCAGAGAAGGCGTGAGTGGATGGCGAGACAGGTCCTTCTTACCGGAAAGCTTTCCGTGTTTGAGTACACGAATGAAGGCAGAGGAATCAAGGAGTCCAAGATCGCGGACTATGGCTTCGAAAACAACTTCACTCCGGCAAAGAAGTGGAACGAGACAGGAGCCGATATCGACGGTGATATGCATAAGATTTTTGATCTTGTGTATGACGGAATGGGCGAGGTCTCAAAGATCGTCATGTCTCCGGATGTGGCCAGTGCCATGTTTAAGAATTCTGACTTCATCAAGCAGTACGATCTTCGCAATGTTGACATGGGGAAGATCAACACCAAGTATCGCGGAAGCGGGCTCCGGTTCATTGGGTACAACTCCGATGGTGTGGAGATGTACAGCCTTTCTGGAACTTTCATTGACGATGATCAGAAAGTGAAGAAGGTGATCCCGGACGGCACTCTGATTGCAGGAAGCGACAATATCCTGAATATCTATCACGGTCCGGTTACGCAGGTAGAGTCTGAAGGCTCCAACGCGCAGCACATAACCTACATCAAGAAAGAGGTTCCGCTCCGCTATGGCTCCATCGCAAGCAATGCGATCAAGAACCGCCTGACCAGCTGCCCGACAATTGTTCCGAAGAACGTTGGTGGATGGTGCGTGGCGAAGGTTGTCTGATAAGGGAGGTGGCAGTATGCAGTATGTTGCTGCTCATTATCTCAGCGTTGAAGGAAAGCTTATTGTCCGGGGAGAATTCATCCCCGGCAAGCTTCCGAAAGAGCAGCTTGACTGGCTGCTCTCAACTGGCGCAGTGATAGAAGTCCCGGATGATTCCGGCAAAGAGACTGATGCGGTTAATGAAATGCCCGATACAGATGATCAGGAAATCGAGATCGAGCTTCCAACAGCGGCGAAGAAGTCAAGGCGTCAGAATAAAGGGAAGGAGGGTTGAAAATGCTTACTGTAAAGCTAGTAGCTAGCGGTGAAATCCGTACGTATAACGAGAGCTATGCGATTCGGATGATCGAACAGGGCAAGGCTGTGCCGCATAGCGAGCCAAGCCCGAAGGCGGACAAGACTCAGAAGAGGTGATTGGATGTCCCTGAAAGATCGAATCGAAAATGACATATCCCGCACATTCATGCGGGAGGATCACTTCGCGACCACCCATTTTTGGAATGGACAGAAGATTGTTTGTGTGGTTGATGAGGAAGAATCGTTGAAACGTAAGAATAACAACGTCAACGATATTTCATGGGATAACAACTCCAGACAGAAATTGATCCATACTCCATTAAAAGGTTTCCCTGGTGGGAAAGAGCCAGAGCCAAATACACAGATTGTATTTGATAAAAAGCCCATGCTTGTTCTTGAAGTATTGAACAACATGGGCCTTCTTGATATCTGGCTGATTGCGAGAGACGCGAGGGAGTTCTGATATGAGGACTGTTGAAAGACTGAAAGGCCTGAAAGCATGGATTGAGAAAAACCTGTGTAATGGTCGGATGATGAAAGCCCCAGCGCCAGACGGCAATATTACTGTTATCAGACAGCAGAAGCCCCAATGCTATCTCGCGTGGGCACCTTCCAGAAAAGACGCGACGGGATTCTATACCGATGATTCGATAAGCGTAGCGCCTGGGATCATCGTTATGCCAAGGCCTGCATATGCGGAATACATGGAAGAGAAACGATTTGACCGTTACAACAACGTGCATCGTCCGTCTCTTATGGGTTCGCATCTTTCGGTAGATATTTTGTTTATTGTCTATGAGCCTGGCGTCCGGCTCCCCGGATTTATTGACAGTGCGGGAGAAAACGGCGAACAGTTGGATATGTCGCTCATCAAAGAAGGTACGGAAGAGGGCTTGTTCACCCTGCTCGACTGGATGGACGATTGCAAGGAAGCTCTTCTGAGAGACGAGGAAATCCCGAATACTGATCTTATGGTTGACAAAGAAACTGTCATAACAAGTTTGTATTCGGATCAAAACTATGTTGTGGACAGACGGCCATTATTCTATGGCTTTGTGAGCGTCACATTCAACGGTTATGCCGATCGTGGAAGAGCTCCATCTGTCGATTCATTTCTGCAATAAGGAGGATTAGATTATGGCAGAATTCAAACACGGCACATACGGCGAGATCAATGTCGTCGGCACTCGCGTAGTCGAGAAGAGCCAGAGTGCCATTGTTTGTGTAGGGACCGCGCCTGTGCATATGGTTGCGGGCGGGTCAAAAAATGTCAACATGCCGGTCATTGTCAACAATGAAGCAGAGGCAATGAAGCTTTTTGGCTATTCCGATGACTGGGGAAGCTATACGCTTTGCGAGCTGATCCACGTTTTCTTCAACAAAATGGGAGTTGGGCCGGCAATATTTATCAATGTTTTTGATCCAGCAAAGCACAAAGCTTCTGATGTGACAAGTGTCACTAAGACGCCCGAAAATGGGGCAGTTGTCCTTGCTGACGCTGACAAAATCATTACCGATACGATCACGGTTAAGGCTGCAAGCGTTACGAAGACAGATTATACCGTATCCACCAATTTCAGCAAAAATACCGTCACAATCCGGGAGGCAACTCCCGGCGCTCTTGGTACTTCTGCTTTGACAATCACTTACAATACGGCTGATCCGTCTGCTGTAACAGATGAGGATGTTATCGGGACAACTGATAACCTTGGTCTGAATACCGGCATGTACGCGATCAGAAATGTCGAGCAAAAGACCGGATATATCCCGTCCTTTATCGTTGCTCCCGGCTTCTCGTCTCATCCGGCTGTACATGCGGCAATGTGCCAGAACAGTTCTAAGATCAACAGCCACTGGGATGCGTTTGTTCTCGCGGATCTTCCGATTGTGGATAGTAAGGGGACAGCCGTTACACTTGATACGGCTGCAACCTTCAAGGCCGCAAACGGATACAACAAGGAGAATGAGCGGGTTTATTACCCGCTTGTCAGTGGTGCAGATGGGAACAAATATCATCTTTCCAGCCTGGCTGCGGCGAACTTCCTGCGCCTGCTTATTGCGCATGATGGCATCCCGTATTACACCGAGAGTAATACCGATTGCGGACTGATTTCGAATCTGTACTTCGGAGAAGATTCTGTTGGCCGTGTCGTTGATGATCACATCATCAACGAGAAGCTGAACAAATACGGAATCACTTCCGCAGCATATGTCGGCGGACGCTGGGCGATCTGGGGCGCAAGCTCTGCAGATTACACGCCGGACAATGCGACGCAGATCAATGTGGCCGCAACGAACCTGATGATGCTCTATTACATCAGCAACGATTTTCAGAAAAGAAGAGTGTTGTATGTAGACCAGCCGCTTTCACCAAACGATATCAAGCAGATCGTTTCCGAGGAGCAGACCAGGCTTGATGCGCTGATCTCGATCGGCGCGCTTACGTATGGCAATGTTGTGCTGAATGCGAGTGAAGATACGAATAGCGATATCATCGGCGATTGGAAATTTGCCTTCAGTGTGACGACAACGCCGCTTGCGAAATCCCTGACGGCAGTTGTCACATGGACTGATGACGGGTTCAAGACGTATTACGAGACAGCATAAGGAGGTAACAGATGCCTAAAAAAGTATATTGCAACGTGGTCGACCACCGGCTCCTCGATTCGAACACCGTTATCGAGGATGTCACGAAAGTAGGTCTTCCGACAATTAAGCACAAGACAGTCCAGATCACGAACGTTGCAGGTGTTGTGATGGATATTGATATGCCGGACATGACGCACTTCGAGGCGTCAGAATACACTATCACACACAACAACGGCGTGAACTGTAACCTGCTTTCCGCACCGGAGAAACACACGCAGGAATTTAGGGTTGCGCGACAGAAGTACGATACCACCCAGGGCGTTGTAGGCTATGAGAGCGTGAAATACCGTCTTGTAGGAGCGCATGTACAGACAGAGAAGGGCGATATCGAAACCGGTTCTCCGTATGGTTCCACCGAACATTATTCTCTGCTCCGTTACGAGGAGGAGATTGATGGAAATGTCGTGACGATTATCGACTCGACTGCAGGTGTCATCAAGTACAACGGAAAGTCCTATACGGATAATGTGCAGAACCTGCTGAAATGATCATGAGCGGAGGGGCAAAAGCCACCTCCGCATTTTTGACAGGAAGGGAGAAAACACATGGATGAGAAAAAGACAAACGCTGCAGCAGAGAACATTACTCCGGAGGAGCGCAAGAAACGCGCTGAAGAGTATATGGAAGCCCTGAAAAAGCAGCTCGAAGAACGTAACGCTAAGCAGAAGATTGCGAATGAAGCAATCCAAGAGGGCAAAGGAAAGCTCACGCTTGAAACTGCGATAAAAGCAGGCGATGAAGAAATAACGGAGCTTACGTATGACTTCACTGTATTGACTGGCATGGAATATGCCGCGGCTATGGATTCTGATTCCAATGCGCAGCAGGTTTTTCGCATCACAGACAGACAGGCGCTGGCGCTCTTTGCAAGGGCTGCATCGAAGCAAACACCCCGCGTTGATACGACTGATATTATTGAGCGAATCGGGATGACTGATGCGGTGGTTGCTATTCAGCTTGCAACGTTTTTTTTCTCAGCCTCGGCGCGGGCGGGGCAACTTCGTATCTCGAAAAAGTCGTGACCGCTGGAATGATTACACATACTTCGATACCCGACTTTCTAAATATGACGGTGCGACAGTTCCATCTCCTGTACAACACGATCGGAAGAGTGCTTGAAAAACGGGAGGAATGACATATGCAGGTATTTTACCAGGGGACAGATATTACTGATTCAGCGGAAATTACTTCGTGCATTGTTCATGATACCGTTGGCCGGAGTGACAGCCTGGAGATTGAGTTTAAAAATGCTGCCAGCTGGTATCGCTGGAAGCCAGAAGAGGACGACCGGATATCGGTATCACATAAAGGGTATGACAGTGGTGTGATGTATGTGAATCGAGTGATCCCATCGGACGGCAAGTACCAGATCGTTGCAGCATCCCTTCCGTGTACTGCCAGAAAGAAAGAGTATCGCAGCTATTCAGATAAGACGATCGAGGAGATTATGCGCATATGCGCGAATGTCTCCGGTATGAATTATGGCCTTTACGGAATAGACGGAGAGACGAATATCCCGTATATCGAGCAGGATAACGAAAGCTGTGCGGCATTCCTTCAGCGACTTCTTGAGTTGGAGGGAGCGACGCTAAAGTGCGTAAACGGGAAGTATGCAGCCATCGGTATTGAATATGCGCAAAACCGTGTTTCAAATCAGCAGGCGGCGATTACGGCGAAGCAGAAGGGATTCCAGTATATCCGGAATGGATCAGCATATCGCAGTCTGACTGTCCGTACGCCGTATGCTTCAGCGACAGCTGAAGATGCTTCAGTTCCGTTGACTCATGCGAGCCTCACGATAAACAGCCTGCCAGTCATGAACAGTATTCAGGCCGGTAGATGGGCGCGAGGAAAGCTACTGTCATTAAACAGGCAGTGCGAATGTATCAAAATGAATAACGACTATAATCCAGGTCTTACGGCATTGTCGAGAGTCGATTTTTCGGGCGGAACAGACGCAGATGGCGCGTGGCTTGTCGACGATGTAGAACACGATCTGGTGAATGAAACGACAAAGACAACGCTCAGACGATGCAGGTAACTGAAATGGAGATATTCGGCGGAATTGTAGAACGCGGCGAGGTGTCTCAGGTGCAGCAGGACGGGTACATTATCTCATCCCTGGACCGAAACGGTATTATCACCCGCCCGATTAAGCCTGTCGGTACAGAGAGCTACAAGGCAGGCGACAGGGTGTATTACTTCATTTTCAATGACGGGACAGGTCGTATTATCTGCGGCATGTAAGGAGTGGCTATGGCACAGACTCTTCAAACAACAATTCTAATAAATGCCGAGCTTGGTAATGGCTTTTCGAAGGTTGGTGCTACGCTGACGGAGCTCGGATCCCTTGCAAGCTCCATGAGCGACAAGCTGATCGATTTCGGCAAAGAATCAGTTGAGGTCTATCGGAATTACGAGAAGAGTATGAAAGATGCCGAGGTCGCTTTGTCCACGACCTACGGGCGCAATACATCAGAGCTGTCTGGTGTTATGAAAAATCTTGACGCCTCCGCAACGGAATGGGCGGCGACAACGATATTCCATACAGATGACGTTGCTGATGCTATATCCAATGCGGCACACGCGGGCTGGGATTTTAACCAGATCATGACAGGTATTCCAGCCGCCATGGAGCTTGCTCAGGCTGGCAGCATTGACCTCTCTGATGCAGTTGACTACATTGTTAAATCCGCGAATGCGTTCGGTATTGAATTCGATAAAGATGGCGACAACCTTAAGAATTTCATAGACTTGTGGACATATGCTGCGAACAGCAGTGCCAGTACGGTCGAGGAATTCGGCGATGCCATGCTGAAGATGGGCAGTACGATGCGATTTGCGTCGGATCCGGAAGAGCTGATGACGCTGATCGCCGTTACTGCTAATGCCGGACAGACCGGGGAAGCTGCAGGTACACTGATCAGAAACTCAATTCTTCGTATTGTTGCGCCGACAAAGAAGGCCACCAAAGCCATGGGTGAGCTGGGAGCAACAAGTGATGAAGCGGCTGAACTGATGAACGATCAGGCGCTTGCCGCTGCGAATGCAAGACTTGAACAGGCCGGATTCAGCGCATATGACGAGCAAGGGAATCTAAAAAGCATCCTGGATGTTTACCGCGAGTTGTACCTTGCTCTTGGCAATATCGCAGGCGGTTTTGACAATATAGACAAGAACAAAGACGCGCTGCGGATCCTGTCGTCCATATTCCCAACAAGAACGGTCACTGAAGCCCTGACTCTTATCCGGAGCGCTTCGGAAAATTACGAAGGACTCTACGACAAGATGAAGAAAGGCGCTGCAAGCGGATATGGCGAATATGCCGCTAAGACCATGATGAACACGCTCAATGGCAAGATTGAGACGTTCAAGAGTAAGATGGAGCGCTTGAAGCAGCTTGTCGGAAAACAGCTCGCGCCTCAGCTTGAAGAAGTCATGGAAGGCGTCGGCGGGATTGTCGATAAAGTTTCCGAGATGGACGACGGGAAATTCGGAGCGCTTGTAAGCGGACTTGAAGTTGTCGCAGCTTCAGGCCCGGCACTCCTCGCGGCTGGCGGTGCAGCGCGCATGATCGGAATGCTGTTCACTCCTACGGGTGCAATCGGCGCAGGTGCAACAGTAGCCCTTGCGGCAGCCGCAGCGTTAAGTAAACTGAGTGAGACTGATTTCGAAAGCAAGTTCGGCAACATGGAGCTTGATACGTCTTCCATCAGCAGTTTTGCTTCTGAGGTTACGCAGCAGTTTGATTCTGCTATGGATCCGGTCAACCAGTTTAAGCAGGCGGTTAATGACAGCGTTACGGCATATGAGCAGGCCAGCCAGACATTTAAAAGTAAGCTTACGACGTTTGTCATTACGGGAGCAACGCTCACTCCGGAAGATAAAAAGCAGCTTATGTCTCTCGGAACCGAGATGTACACCGATGTTATGACTGGCGTGCAGAATAGTACGGCCGAGTCACTGAGCTATTTTTCATATTTATTTGGCGGTGATGAACAAGCAGTAGGGAATCCCACATACCAGGAGATAGCTAAAACTTTCGGGAAGTCCTACGAGGATTCAGTCGCAGCAGTCGAAACGGCGAGTCAAAATCTGCGCGATGCGATGTCAAGCGCATTCGAAGATGGCAAAGTCAATCAGGAAGAGCTGGAAAAAATCCAGAGCTATATGGATGACTACAACCGGGTTGTGGCTGAATGTGCGCAAAGAGCAGCAGAAAAGCAGAGCCAGATCAACCTGTTAAAAACACTTAATAAGTACCAGAATTTAGGGCTTGACAGTGTCCAAAAAGGCGCGGATGAAATTGCTGGTCAGAGAAGCAAAGCTGCAGACCAGCTCGATGATGAGTATTATACGCAGATCGCCCAGCTTGAATACAACAATGAAAAACAGGGAGTTTCGCCAGCAGAGACTGAACGTCAAAAAGAAGAAATTCGGAGGCAATACGAGAAAGACAGAGCAGTAAAGCTTTCCGGTTACGACACCGGCCTGATGAATCTTTACAATACCGCCATAAGAGGAAGTGAACTGGGAGACGCATACAAGGGTCTGGAGTCTCTTGCTCAAAAGGTTATGAGCGGGGAACTCAGTACAGATGCAGCTTATAAACAGTACAAATCCGCTTATGGGACGAATGCAAATGCCGGGGAAGCTGATTTAGGGCATAACAATGTCCGGACCCAGATCAGTGAGTACATGGCAGATGAAATCAAAAACCTTGGTGGCTATGATTCCATTCAAAGTTCGATAAAGGCTTTACAGGAAGCAGGGGATACTGAGAAAGCCAGCAGGCTGATGACTTTATATACCATGCAGCAGCTGAATGACAACTTTGTCAACACAGGGAAAACATATAAGAACTTAATCGGAAAAGATACGCATTTAACTGGTGCCGACAGATACCTGATCGCGGATACTGGTAACGGTTTCCTTTCCGGAAAATCGGACTGGGAGTCAACCTATAGCACGTATCATCAAAATGAGAGCGGGGATAATACAAACAGTCAGAATGCGACTCAACCGCAATACGATTTGAGCTTTGACTGGGCGAATCCGCTTCCTACAATCAATCCCAATGTGTCGTATGTTGCACCAACGATCGATACCGCGAATATTGCGGCGGATATCCAATCGCAGGTAGACGGAACGACTGTGCAGCTGAACCCGCAGATTGATACGAGCATAATCGAACAGCAGCCCGCTATTCCGGTCAACATTATGCCAAAGACAGACAGCGGAAGCGCTGTTGAACAGCTGCAGCAGCAGGGTGTAAAGGTTGACGTTGATGGTGATGTGCAAAAGCTTTCAGCGACAATCGATGGTGAAGATGGCCAGAATCTGATGGAGTATGTTGATGGCGACGCAACAGATCTACAGATGAGCGTTAAGTCCGAAGACGGGAAGACGCTTATTGAAAGGGTAACAGGTAATGCGTCGGATCTTGAGCGAATAATCAATTCGTATAACGGAACAACGATTAGAGTCAACATTGTCGGACAACGGCTGTTTGCGAATGGCGGCCGTGCAACAACGGCGTCAATCTTCGGCGAAGCCGGTCCTGAGTGGGCGATCCCAGAGGAACATTCTGAGCGGACAGCAGACCTGCTGAATGCGGCCAGGCAGGCATCGGGCTTCACATGGAGCGATCTGCTGGCGCGTTATGGCGGATTCAATGCGAATCCTTCCAATACCGCTACGACTCTTGTATACAGTCCGGTTATCCATGCGAATGACGCTACAGGCGTAGAGCAGGCGCTGATCGCTGACAAGGAGCGGCTTGACAAGTGGTATGCACATCGCAAGATGCGGGATGAAGTGGAGGTGTACGCATGACATTAAGCGAAACACAGTACCAGTGCGCTGCCGGTGAAACATTTGATTCTGTCGCGCTTGAAGTATACGGCGATGAGAAGTATGCATGCGAGCTTATGGCAGCCAATCCGCTGTTCTGTACTGTGCCTATGTTTGTTGGCGGAGAGCTGCTTGAACTGCCTGTCGTGGATATTCCGGACGAGGATGAGACAGAAGATGATCCTGAAGAGGCAGTCGCTCCGGACGAAGCTCCATGGAAGGAGTAAGGCATGGCACGAACATTAAAAAGGGGAAGCAGCGGGAGCGATGTTAAAACGCTTCAGAAAAATCTAAAGAAGCTTGGTTACTATTCTGGCGCGATAAACGGGAGCTTTGGAGCGGCAGTAGATGCTGCTGTTCGGAAGTTTCAAAAAGCCTGCGGTATTCGTGTTGATGGCGTTGTCGGGACGCAGACACGGGCCGCTTTATCAGCTCGCTTGAAGAAGAAAAAGAAATCAGTCAAAAAGAAAAGAGCATCCTCGTTAAGCGGTGCTTCTGGGAATGCTCAGGGCCAATGGGGAGGCCATATATTTACAGTGTCATCTGACAAGATATACAGCTTTACTAGTCTCCAAATCAAAAGTTCTTCGGCACTTGAGACTAAAAGCGATAATGACACCGGGAACGCTTCCAGGAAAAATGCAAATCCGACAGAGGTGACGCTTACGATTCCGATGAATGCGTTTGTCGGATGCGATGTAAAAAGTGAAGCAATGGCATTTATCGGAGAAGCTGACGTAGGGAAGTCGGACTATTTTTATATTTGCGGAAAGAAACTTTTGCCTTGCCAATTGATGCTGGTTGATGCGACTGTGAAAAACGTTGATATTGCGCCTAATGCCGGATGGCGGAAAGCCGACGTTTCACTCACATTCAAGCGCAGTAGTGGTGGCGGTGGTTCGTCAGGCGGAAAAAAGAAAAAAGGGAAGAGCAAAAAGTCATCTGTTAGAAGGTCCTCGCCTCGCGGCGGCTATGGAGGCAGAGGATCGGGAGGACGCTCATCCGGCGGAAGAAACGTCGCAAGCACTATTGCGGGAGTCTCAAAAGCGGTCAGTAGCAAATTCGGAAAGAAAACAAATGCCGCCAGTTATATCAAGAAAATGGTAGGCCAATCCGCAAGATGCGCGCGTCAGGCACGTTATTACTCAGCGAAAGCTGCGGCTCTCGAAAGGAATAGGAAGTGATTGCTTATGGCACAATATCAGATCGATAACATTGCGGATCCTATAGACTTTCAAGAGGACAATATTGTAAAACGCACGCTTCAGAATGCGAAAAACCTTCTCATGTGTCATACGGGCGAGGTTCCATATGACAGACTGCGAGGACTTGACAGCAGAGTATACGATCTTCCGATGAATGAACTCAGAACACGACTGATCCCTGAATTAGATCGTGTCATGATGTGGGAGCCAGATGTTGAGGTTGTGGATGCTGAAGCTACGATTTTGCCAGACGGAGGAGGTCTGTATATCAAAGTCATTATTGATATAGACATCGACGAAGACGCGGAGGAGGTTTGATGTATGGATAATACAGAAATCCATTACTTGACATACGATCCGGATGCGATATGGGAAGACATGATGCTGAATTATGTCGAAGCGGGCGGAGATATTCTCTATCCGGGCGATGAAAAGGACATGCTCCTCAGAAGCGTTCAGGCTGACATTGTTCAGGTCTTTGCCGGCGTAGACAACGCTTTAAGGATGCAGACATTGCGGTATGCAGTCGGCCCGTATCTTGATCTTATCGGAGAACGAAGAGACTGTGAGCGGATCACAGCCAGCCCGGCAACAGCTCAAGTTACGATTACGGCCAATGAGGGATTCACTCTTCCTGAAGGTTCCACGATGACAGCTGACGGGCAAGTCTTCTACCAGACGAAAGAGGATGTTGCACTGACTGGGAATCAGCTGACTGCAACAATTGAGGTGGAATGCACAGAGGATGGCATCATAGGAAATGGTTTAACTGCGGGAACTGCATTATCACTTTCAAAAAGCGATTACGAAAAATACATAAGCAGCATTATCACTGCGACAGATGCTTCCGGAGGAAACGAAGAAGAGGACGACGAGACGTACCGCGACAGAATCCGGGAACATGGTCTTGCGTCCGTGTCTACTGGACCTTATCAGCAGTACGAATCGGCAGCGGAAGCCGTCAGCAGTGAGATCGCGGACGCAAAAGCGCTGAATATGGGAGGCGGCAATGTCGGAATCTACCTGATATTTGCGGGAGAAAAGGGTAAAGCCGCGATCATGGCGGCAGTTCTTGCGGCGCTCTCTGCGGAAGACGTGCGGCCGCTCACAGACAAGGTGACGGTATACGAAGCAACTGATATCCCGTATGTGCTGAACGTGCAGTATGAATGCGACAATTCAAGTGGCACGATCACGGCGATTGGAAATGCGGTGACGGAGTACCAGGCATGGCAGGATAACACCATAGGGCGGGCATTTAACCCGGATCGGCTTATGGCGATGCTCTATCAGTCCGGGTGTACCCGCGTCTCTTTCATTAGCGGAAGCATGTTCGGGAACGGCGGCGCAGTCACATATACAGAGATTGCGAATAACGCGAGGTGCAAGGGAACTATCACCCTGACCGCCGCCGCTTTGTAAGGAGGTGGCGCGTTGTTTACCTTTGAAGTGAAAGACTGGGTGCCGCAATTTATCCTAGACGATAAGAACGGCTACGCCATAGCAAAAGCCATTGAAGCGGCAATGCAATACCTGAATACTACAATATCGCAAAGCGTCGATCAGTTCACCGAAGTCGAAGACATGCCAGAATGGAGGCTTGATGAATTAGCCTGGGAAACGAATTGTCTTTATGACTATAACGCGGACGTGGAGACAAAGCGGCGATGGATTATAAACGCCATCCCGTATTATCGGCTATACGGCACACCGAAAGCCATCTACAACTACATCGGCAGCTATTTCGACAGTGTCGAGGTGGAAGAAAACTGGATTTACAACGGGGAGCCGTACCATTTTCGTGTAATTGTGGATGGCGAATGGAACCCAGCAAATGAAGCCTGGGCAAGAAGGGCGATTGACAAGGCAAAAAATGTCCGATCAGTCCTGGACGCGCTTGCCATCGGATGCCGGTCATATATCGGCATTATGGCAGAAGGGGAGGTCGCTGCAAAGTTCGCTTACCCGCTCACGGGACCGTCATATTACGCCGGAAGATGGCCGCAGGAAAATATCGTAGGGGTAATTGACAATAGTGCAAAAATGGGCGTCGACAGCCGCGCAGAAGAACATAAATTCCCGTATCCAATGACGGGAACGCGACCGGAAATCAATACGCTCGGTGCAATCAGCGAAGGGCAGGTAGGAGCCGGGGCGGAAGCTGCCGGGCATAAGTACGACTACCCCATGACGACGGAGGAAATGGCAGCAGGAACACACCCGCAGGAAGCGACGTTCGGAGTGGTCGACAGCGCACACGCGGCGGCATCCGGCGATGCTGCGCCGTACAAAATTGCCTATCCGATAACCGGCACAGTTCCGCAGGAAAACATACTCGGAATCACCAGTGACAACAACATCCAGTCCGCGCAGGCGGAAGACACATATATGACCATCGCCTACAAACTGTGCGGGCAGGATGAATTTTGAAAGGAGGAAGTGGGAATATGGCGGACATACTGACCTATGACAGCGCCTATCTTGCAAAGGAGCGAAAGCGCGTGAAAGACGACGTTTCCTATGCGCGGTACAAGGTAGGTAGCTCATGGTATCAGGCAGATATTCAGTCGGCAGAAATCCTCTCTGATGGGCGCGTAGAAGTCACATTTACCATTGACCACACTGTAAGCGGCAACATTACAGTGACGGGCATTGAGTTGTATGACAGAAACGGTATCCGAATCGCAAGCCGCCCGGTGAGTATTACGCGGGCAGCAGCAACAGAGGGAATCAAGTATGTATGCCGATTGAGCTTATTCCAGGTCGTGCCAAATACGACAGGAACCGGAAAATATGACGCACTTTAAGGAGGTGAAGAACGATGTCTTACAACAAGCGCGTTGGTTGGTTAGATCATGTTGTGGAGCGTCCGAGGACGTATAAAGAAATCAGTAACAGCGACGGGAGCAAGACTTTCGCGCCAGCGCCGGGCAAGATCATCCAGCAGGGTACAGCCCAGAGCGCAACCAATTTTGGAGCCATGGACGAAGCCTTGCAGCATTTAAGCATAGCGTACGATATGCTTATGACCATCACGCAGGCGGAATTGCGCGACAAAGAAGACCGTATTGCGGCACTGGAAGCGAAGGTCGCGACTTTAAGTTCGTAAGGAGGTAGAGGAGGTAGAGGATGCCGAAGAATGAAGAAAACCTGACGGAAGAAATCGCGGCAGGCGCGCCGGATTTTGACCCGGACGAGTGGGAGAAAAAGAGGAAGGAAGCGGCGGAAGCAGAGCTTGCAGGCGCGAAAGCGGCGGCAGCACAGCGGAAAGAGAGCGCGGCGATCGTCGCAGAGCATGACGAAATGTTTGCTGACATGCTCTTCGAAATGACCATGAACGAAATGTCAAATAAATAAGGAGGTACGATATGGCCTATAACTTGATGAAACGTATTATCACACGCGGAGGATATAACAAGGATAGTGTGATGGACAAGCTCGATGCGTTCCTTGCGGCTGACCGGATCACAACGGAGCAGTACCGGGAACTTGTCGCGCTGATAAACGGAGGTACGGCAAATGAATAATTCCCCGCTGGAATTCCTCGCAAAGAAGTACGGCAATGTTGTCAAGGAGCTTTACATTGAGGAAAAGGATCCTGTTACGGGCAAGACCGTCCGCAAAAAGAATGTTGCCGGTATCTTTGTGAAGTTCCCGAAAATGAAAAGCTCTGACCTTGTGCCGGGGCTGCCGGAGCATACGCACCCGGCATTTATTATCAATGGTGTTGAGCGGGATTATATTCTGCTCGGCAAATATAAGGCGGGCGAAAACGGTGTATCAAATGACGCGCTTGTGAGTCTGCCGAACATCATGCCTGCACGATCGCTTGGCGCGGATCAGTGTTTATCACGCATGAAGAAAGCCGGGGCTGGCATAACCGGAATGACGGTTGCCGACTACGGCTTTATTAAGCTGCTGGCACAGAAAAACGGCTGGGTTCCGAAGGGCAATACCTTCTGGGGGCAGAGCCACAAAGACGGTACAGCGTGGAAAGTCGGCGAGGCATTGACTGTCGGTACGGAAAGAGCCTATGAGGGCTATATCTATAAGTGCCTGATTGCGCACACAACGGCAGCAGAGCTGAAGCCAGATATCGCGCCGACGTACTGGCAGAGAGGAAAACTGATCGGCGGTATATCTCAGGACAACGCCATTGACTCGACGTGGCAGACCGGATACCGGACACTGAACGGGACCGGGCCACTTGACTGGTATCTGGGAAAGGACCCGTCGAACCTTGCGGACATCATCGGATCAAGTATGGAGCAGCAGTACGGGCTTCGGTACGTCAACTGCGAAATGCAGATTCTTGAAAACAACAACGCCGCCGATCCTGACGCGGACCTGTCCGCATCTTCTGTGGCGTGGAAAGCGATCCTTCCGAACAAGAGCAACGACGGCTATACCTTAGTCGCGCCGGGAACTGCGGGGACGCTGCACTGGACATGGCAGAACGGAAAATTGACGTTAGATACCGTGGAGCCGGAATTTGATAACGAGTATCGCGGGACGAATTTCAGGGATTTGGCGTACAATGCGGCCCATCTTCCGTTCATTCCGTCCATCGTGAAGGAACTCGGCCTTTTCCCGACCGGTTCCGACGACAAAACCGAAGGTTATTATTACCAGCAGATGACGAAGGACGAGCGCTTCCCGCGTCGTGGCGGTTACTACGGCGGCACCTCGAACGCGGGGCTCGGGTGTGTATACTCCGGCTACCCGCGCGGCGATGAGTACACGATCTATGGCTGTCGCCCTCGCTCCCTGGACTGAAACCCTGATACCTGGATTCTGAATCCCTGACAGGCGGCGCGGTAGCGCCGCCTTATTGGGCAACACTTGAAAGAAGGAAAAGCTATGTCGGAGTTTCCGTATGACGCAGGAAATCCGGGGCCATGCTGCCAGAAGATCGAAGACATGCTGGATTATGCACGCCCGATTATTCAAAGATGGCCGCCGTTCCACAAGTACACGCTTGGCGAGGAAATCATGCGGGAAATCTATACAATGCTCCGGCTGGCGACGAAAGCCCGCCTGCGGTACATGAATAAATCGACGCTTGCTGATTTGGACACGAGCAAGGCTATCCTTGACGTGTATCTGCGGCAGGCGAACAAGACAGTTTTTCACGACCGGGGCGGCAACGAAAGACGGCTGCTCACCGACCACAGTTACGGTGTATGGTCCGGCATGATGGAAGAAATCGGGAAACTGATAGGCGGCTGGATCAAGAGCGTATCGGGCCGGAAGAATAGCACTAAAGGGAACGTGCCGTGATTTGGGCGGCCTGGTTGGGGCGCTCATTAGCGCTTCCCGCGTCGTGGCGGTAACTACAACGACACCTCGAACACGGGGCTCGGGTATGTTAACTCCAACAACCCGCGCGGCAATGAGAACACGAACTATGGCTGTCGCCCTCGCTCCCAGCATACATCTAAAGATTTGCGAGATTACGAATCAGCAAGCGTCCTTCTGATGGGAGGGGTGCGTTTACCTTGGCGGGGAACCGCCTAAACAAAAATCTCGTTTTGCCCCGGAACCAACCCGGCGCAGAAAAGGCAGGGCGGGAATCGCTGCGAAGCGCCCGGAAGGGCGTAAGGCTATGATTGTCAGCAGTTATTTACGGGAGGGGATAAAAACACCATCCGCACATATACAATCTACGCTGAGCGGAAACGCCACGCGCAGCATTTTTCACAGAGCGGGGTAACATTTTGGAAGGACTGCACAATCTGAAAGACCGCATCTGTGACTTTGAAAATCTCATGGGCGCGTATCGCGACGCGGCAAAGGCGAAGCGATACCGCAATGAGGTATTGGAATTTACCTTTAATCTTGGCGACAACCTGCATAAATTGCAGCGCGAACTTCTGGACATGACATACGCGGTAGGACCATACCGGGAGTTTTATGTGCGGTATCCGAAACCCCGCCTTGTCATGGCGCTTGGATTTCGCGACAGGGTTGTACAGTGGGCAATCTACAGACAGATTAACCCATATCTCGACAAGAGGTACATCAACCACAGTTACGGTTGCCGGAGAGATAAGGGGACGCTGAAAGCAGCACGGTGCCTACACAACTGGCAACAGCTTATCAGCAGGAAACCGGATGCGGACGACTGGTATATCATCAAAGGCGATATATCAAAATACTTTTACCGTGTGGATCACGGGAAGATAGAAGAAAGTTATGGCGAGGTATCGGACGATATCTGGTTTTCATGGCTTATCGGGACGATCATAAACAATCCTAACGTGCCGTTTGGACTGCCTCCGGGGCTGAAACCGGACGACTGCCCGCGCTCCGAGCGGCTGTTTGAAGTCGGTATGCCGATAGGCAACCTGACAAGCCAGGAGACGGCAAACCTGTTTCTTGACCGTCTGGATCAGTTTTGCAAGCACGTCCTGCACCTGCATTTCTATGTCCGTTACATGGATGATTTCTGCACCTATGTGAAGGGAAAGGAGAATGCAAAGCGGATATTCGCCCTGATATCGGAATTTTTGAGGAACGAACTGCATCTTGATATCAGCCCGAAAAGCCGGATTCAGAAAGCAACTGCACCAGTTGAGTTTGTCGGATATATACTCACACCGCACGGCATCCGCATGAGGAAAAAGACAACGAAGCATATCAAGCGCAGCTTAAAGCATATCATGGCGGGCTACGCCGTCGGCGCGGTCAGCTATGAAAAGGCAATCGAGAGTGTCGTTTGCTACATTGGAATGTGCAAGCAGTGCAACGGCCACAATATGCTCCGCTGGATTCAGGATCACTTCGTCCTGCAAAGGAGTGACAACATGAACACAAATAATATGCCGCCATCCGGGATGCGTTTTTACTCCATCCACGAGAACGAGGACGGGAACGTTGACATATATCTGCGGCCGGGTGTGCTGCCGAAAACGGCGGAAGGACAGACAAATTATGATGTTGTCGTACTGGTCGTAAGGGGCGTGACGCCTTTCGCAGGGATGGAAGACCATATACGAGCACACTTTGACGACTGGTGTGCTGATGCGGAAGCGATTTGCCTATGACATATTCGATACTTTTTCCGACGGAGGGCGACAGTGCCACACAGAAAGGAGAGAGAACATGAAGATTGATTTGATGCCGGTTTCGTCGCCTGAGGCGTACCCGCAGGGATGGGAGGAGGTCACCGAATGAGCAACGACATCGTTATCGCAGTCATTACAGCCCTGTCATCCTCTGGGGTGACGGGGCTGATCACGTATTTGCTGCAGCGGCACGACAAAAAGAAGCGGCACGACAAAAAGAAGGACGCGAAGAACGCCAAAAATAGCGCTCAATCACAGATGGTGATGGGACTTGGGCATGATCGCATCGTAGCGCTGGCGTCTGACATCATCGGACGCGGATATGTCACCAAAGATGAGTATGAGAACCTGTACAAATATTTGTACAAGCCATACAAGGCGCTTGGCGGAAACGGCACCGCCGAGAAGATGATCCACGAAGTGAACAATTTGCCGATGAAAACAAGGAGGATTGATGATGAGCAAGGTTAAATCATATGTTGTGAGGGCAATTTGGACGGCTGTGCAGACGGCTGCTGCATCCGCAATCGCGGCGATCGGAAGCACGGCGACCATCGGAGCAGTTGACTGGCGCGTGGTGGCAAGCACTGCGGGGCTGGCCGGCATCCTGTCCCTGCTGAAGTCAATCGCGGTTGGAACGCCAGAATCGAAGGAAGGCGCATGAGATGAATCCATGTAAGAACCAGAGTGAATATCTGCAGCAGATCATTAATCCGGCACGGCGCGTGTGCAAGCGCTACGGCTATCTCCCATCCGTGCTGATCGCACAGTCGTGCCTGGAGAACGGCTACGGGATGGCAGCGGACTGCTATCCACTGATCGCCGTAAATAACATGGTCGGGCAAAAGAGCGAGCTGCTGAACAAATCGTGGGTGGATGTCGGCTTGTCCGTGTGGCCGGGCAAGTCGATCACGAAGAACACCCCGGAGCAGTACGGCAACAGGATTGTGCGGATTAATGATCAGTTCCGGAAGTTTGACAGCATTGAGCAGTCATTCGCGGACTTCCTGCTCTTCCTGACTTACGCCTCAAATGCTGGCGCAGGCGAAGCACCGAAGTACGGCAAAGAAGTGCTGGCATTGAAGGATCCTGAAACGCTGATCCGCGCGGTTGCCACCCGCGGATATGCAACAGGGAAAACGTATCCGACATCTGTGATGCGGATCGTTCGGGAGCACAATCTGACGCAGTATGACGATTTGACGACCGTCGCGCCGACTGATCAGGTGCCGGCAGCACTGAGGAAGGGGGGCAATGTGACAGAACTGGAAATTCATAAAAACCCGCTTGGGCTTCGCACACATAATACCAGCCAGAGAATCGGAAAAATCGAATATATCTGCATCCATTATGTTGGAGCATTGGGCGATGCGAAGGACAACATTGACTATTACAACCAGAAGATCGCAGACGATTCGTCTGCGGATTTTTACTGCGGCCACAATGGCGATATCTGGCAGTACAATGTCAATCCGTTAGCCCGGTATAGCTGGGCAGTCGGCGGCGATAGGCAAACGCAGTATGGTGGTTCATTCTATCGAAAATGTAAAAATTCAAACAGCGTATCGATAGAGATGTGCGTGAAGAGCAAAACAGGGAAAGCGCCGAGCAGGCCGAATGATCCCGCATGGTACATCACAGACGCGACGCTCCAAGCGTGCATCAAGCTGACAAAATACCTGATGCATTTGTATAACATTCCAGCTGATCACGTGATCCGGCATTATGATGTAAACGGCAAGCTATGTCCTGGCGTCATCGGCTGGAACGCGCCGAGCGGATCAGAAGCGGAATGGCTGTCCTTCAAGGCCGCGATCCGGGACGAGAAGCAGACCGCAAAGCCGGCAGCGCCTGCGAAAGTGTATCGTGTGCGTGTAGGGATCTTCCGCACGCAGAAATACATGGAACGGCTGCAGGCGGCGATCAAAAAGAAGACTGGCCTTGCAACCTTCACGGAGAAGGAGTCAGACGGGATGCATATCTACTGCGGATCGTTCAGCGAGAAAGCGAACGCTGAACAGCGGGTGCAGATCCTGAAGGACTCCGGATTCGATGCAGTGATCATCGAACGATAATAAAAAGCCGTCAGGGGATTAACCCTTGACGGCTTTTTCTGCTCTGCGAATTGCATTAAAACGCTGAACGAATTCGCGCTGATTCGTTTCAACAGATGCGGTCCTATCGAAAAAAGGATTAATTAAATACTTCAGCGCAATCACATCTTCCGCATCCATATTCTCCATTTCGTCGGCTGTCTTGTGCTGATGCGGCGGCCATAGGCGCATAGCACCATTCCGGCCACTGCATATCAGGATCGCTCCCGCGGAGTGAATGGAAATACGCCATCTGCTCCCAAGCTTCAGGGTATTCGCCTTCCACTTTGCGCATCAGATCCAATGGAACGCATCTATATTTTTTCTTACTCATGGAATTGCCATCCTGTGCTTAAAATGATCCTGCGGCGTCGCAAATCAAAATGATTCGGCGGCGTTATTCCTGGCTTCGCTTTATGTCGTCCCGGATAAGCTTTCTGATATATCCAGCGGCATCGCGTCCTTTTGAATCAAGCCACTTTAGGATATCTTGATCATTAACATTATTAAATTGAATCTCACGCCTAGTTGTATTTTGCTTTCGCCATGAGTTTTGTCTTTCTATCTGGTGATGTTTTCTCTCGTTCATGGTTGTTCCCTCCTGTGCATACATCATAGCACGGAAGGGGCTTACGCCCCAACCGAATAACTGTACAGCTTGCCAAATTCTGCGAGTCTGAGGTAATTTCTCTCAATACGCATAGTCAGCTCGTGATTTTCGTATTTTGTCCGGACGGTGATCGGTTTAGTATTAGTTTTGAATGCGTCGCGGATCGGGCGCGTCAGACCGTTGTAGCTTGTTCCTGACAAGCCGCGTTTGGCTTCCAGCTGGCGGAGTACGGCGGTGTGCTTGCCCTTAAGCTGTACTACCTGATAAAAGTCAACGTTGGTCTGATCGTAGCCCCATTCAGTATAGTAAATATCACCGATAAATACACCGTCTGCGTTTTGTGACTCAAACTGCCGGGATTTCTGATAAGCCGCATGAGCAGAAAACTCCTCGGGGGTATATTCCATAAGGCGCTTCTCAACGGCTGAAAGCTCTGTCTTGTCATGTGCATACATGTCCTGAAGCGCGATCATTTGGGCCGCACATTCATCGTCTGTGAGATATCCCAGGCCTAGCATGTCCCGGTCGTATGCCGTCGCCTCGCGCGCGTAATGCACAACCTCATCCGGATGCTTTTCTGCGTATTGTGCAGCTGCCTGTTCAGGCGACTCCGCCAGTTCTGCAGAATATGTATACATGCTGACGATCTTCTTCGATTCTGTTTTCTTCCCATGCGTAATAATATATCGTGACATTGCTTTATCCCCCCATTTAAAATGATTCCGGGGCGTTGCTGACGCCCCGCGTATAATGTTCATGCTGATCGCTTGCGCCAGATTCCATCAAAGCCATCTGTAACCTTGATAGCCCATTCATTGGCATTCGCCCAGGGGAGTTGATGTGGTTTTCTGATGAATGGCTTTTCGGAACCGTGCTGCATGGTAACTGTGCTGGCGGATGATTTTATGATCGTGTATGTTGCATTCTCATAGCTGCTGTTTTCCGGGTTCCATCGATGACAGTTGAACGTATCTCCGATATTAAAAGGATGCTGCGGAGTTTCTTTCACTGCGTCGCTGACGATCTGAAGAATCTCGGCGTATGCGAATTTGAGAACACTACCAGTTGACAGCTTGGCAGTGATATTCTTCGGACCGGCCGACACAACAACCGCAGTGCCGAATCGCTGAACTTTTACAGTGTATCCGGGTTTGATGTTGGCCTTCGAGAATTGCGTCCCGCCCAGATCCTCAAGGCATCCCTGATAGAATCCCAGCTCGTCTAGCTTGTCTTCCATCAGATCAAGTTGATCATTAAGCCATTCCTGGATTTTTTCAGCCGTATATGGTTCTCCTGCATAATTCGAAAATGTTTTCCCGGCGTTCATTTCCTGCAGCATTTTCTCATTCGATTCAATCCCACGCTTTAGCGCCCTGATATCACGTTCACGTTCTGCGATCCGGCGCGATACGAATGCCCTGTCTTTTAGTTCTGCCTGTCCCGCCGTTGTTCTGGCGGCTGCAGCGCGGTCCTTCCAGTATGCAGACTTCCGGAATTCTTCGAATCCCTTATCAAAGGCCGCGAACATTTTATTACGGCGATTTGTAAATGATCTGCCGGCGTTTGTGTTAATGTTCGGCTGCGTGAAAAATGCAATATCCCCGTGCATATCACGAATGGGTTTTTGCAGGGTTTCACCGCGTGCAGCGGCATTGTCTGCATATCCTTCGTAGCGATCCGCGCGACGGTCCGCGCGTTCTGCCTTCTGCTGCATCTGCTCCGCGAAGCTCATCTTTTCGCCCGTTTTCCCGGCGTCTTCCAGCCCGATTGACTTAGCGATTTCCCGCGGATAATACAGATTCGGACGCTTGCGGCGTGATATCCAGCAGCCTGAATGGCGCCCCCAAAGAAACGCACCTTTTATAGCGCTCTTTTGTTCATCAGATAGAGCAGTATAAGTGGATTTTTCAAAATGCAATTCAAGCTTACCTGTTTCCAGGTTCTCAATAAAATAATTGTCCATAGTCCCACTCCCTTTCTAAAATGATTTTGCGGCGTTAGTTTTCCGCGACAATCCCCGAAGGGATTGTTTCGGCCGGTCACAGTCCGGCACTCGTCAGGCGGAATGATTCGACGGCGTTGCCCTGTAGCGTTAATTGTCGTCGTATGTATCTGATACCGTTACAACAAGAATGCCGTCCGCTGTTGTCCCGATCTGCAGGACATCGCAATCTTTGTACAGTTCAATATTGGCAGGATCGGTGCACTTGTCTGCAATCTGCCCGCAAACATCAACAATTACTTCGACATTCGTTAATCCGTCGAGTTTATCCATGATTTCATTAAGCTTCATGATTTTGTCCTTTCTCCCCGTCGTGCCGGTAGGTCAGCAACTGTTAGGATTATGTATTTTGCTGCCGGAATGATTTCCCGGCGTTGCGGTTTTCCGCGACGCCCTTTCGGGCGTTTCGGGCAGTCACCAACATGCCCCTCATCAGGCGGATTCAGGCTGAAATGTTTTCGCGGCGTTCCTGCTCAGCCGCGTATTTTTCCGAACCGTACATATCCCGTATTTCATCCATGCTGCAAATGTGTTTCCCGCGCTTGCGGAACGGCCCTTCATGCCAGTACCAGCACTGCTTATTGCCGGAAAATCTGAAGCCCATGCCCTTCAGGGCACCTTTAACGGGCCGAGTGTCGCCGGAAACCCATATCCAGGATCCACAAACTTCCACATCAACACCCATCCGAAGAAGGGCGTTAATCATGTCCATAAACGATTCCGCCGTCCCCGTCGCGGCCTTCGTGTAGAAGGCTCCTTCGGCATTCTGGTGAACGTCTTTCAGACGTTCCCACGCAGTGGTAAATTCCTGCTGCATGTCCTGAAATTCCCGGGTTGTATCCCGGTCCGGGTTGTTATCAGGATGCAGCTTTCCGGCCGCTTCCCGATATGCCTTTTTCAGTTCTTCAGCTGTTTTACAGTCAGTAAAGTATCTACTCATAGTTAGTCCTCCTCAACCTCAAATCATTAGCAGGTTGTCAGTTCTCTATCAACCTGTTTCACAACCTTTTCGCCGATCACTTCCATTTCCCAGGTGGAAACAATTATGTTTTCATGTTTTTCTCCTTCCTTTTCGGTACCCTTTCGGGTTCCGTTTGTTTCCTGTTTCGTTCTGGCTGTATAGTACACCGGTGTACGATTCGTGTCAACCCCTTTTTTAATTTTTTTTTGATTTTTTTTTTTCGGATCGGTTGCGGGCCTATGTTTCCGGCCCCTGTTTTATGTAGTGGTAGATATTATCTAGCTATAACAATTATCCCCCTATAGTCCCCCTTATTCTCCGGCACGTCCTGCAGGCGGCGCGGATCCGGATGCGTTGCGTGCTGGATCCTGCAGCGGGATGCGTGTAGGCCCGCCAGATCTGTCTATTAGATGGGATGCGCGGCGCGATGCGGCAGGCGGCAGGTATCCGGCATCGCATCCATTTACAGCAGGCGGCAGCTGCAGTGCGGCGCGGCATCGTGTCGCGGATCCGCGGCAGCTCTGGCAGTGGCAGCAGGTCCGCGGATGCCAGACGCATCCTGCAGGCGCCAGCCTGGCATCGTGTCGGCGCCGATCCGATGCGACGCGGCGCGTCGATGCGGCAGCTACGGCCCCGGCAGCGGGCCGACGATCCCGCGGGCCGCCCCTGAAGCGCCTGCAGATACCCCTGGCAGCGGTCAGATACCCCTTCCGGGTATACGTGCAAACGCACACAATGTAAGAGCATGGCAATGGGTTGCCGTCCGTTAGGTACTGCTAACGGAAACCGCGGAATGCGGTCCCGGGGAGCCCACAACCCACCTAGTTTTTACGATTTTTTTGACCATTTCATTCACGGTCCGAGGCGCTAAAATGGGCTGAAAATTGAGGGGGTATTTTTGACAACATGCGTATATGTGCGACAATTCAGTTAATAATGCGAATGTATGCAATGAATAGAACCAAATACACGTAATATCTGATAGTATAGACATGTAGCGCTATTGTGAAATATACGCGCTATTTGATTACATCACTTTTTTATAATGCATGGGCTTGGACGCATAACAAAAAAGTGAGGTTTAAAGCGTAATAAAAAGATTCACGCCGTCCCATGTACAAGTCTTCACTACAGAGCGAACGATCTCGTTGCGTTCTTTGTCGTTAAATCCATCTAGCCCTGATATTAACCTGGTTATTTCCGCAATAGCTTTAAGAGAATCTTTTTCGCGTGTCATTTTGCGCTTTGATTCGTGTTCTATATCCGTAAGTTCTTTTTGCAATCTGCTTTTCTCTGAATCGAGACGCTTTATCTCCGCAATGATGTATTTTGATATAGAAGATGATTCAGCCAGAGCAAGAGATGCAGTTAACCGCCCGATTTTACTGTCGCAGGATGTAATTGAAGAGAGAATCGCTTTCGGATCGCGAAGCGGTTTATCCTCGGTTTTCTTCAGATATTGATTTATCAGCCGCGGATCGGCTGCAATGTCCCGAAAGATGCTGATCAATCGGCTGTCGAGCTTGTCACACGCCGTCTGGCCCATATCGCAATAGCTGACCCCCTGACGCATCCTTTTGCGGCAGTAGTACCAAGAAGAGCATGAACCATCGACTCGTTTCTTTCTTGATACCGACATCAATGACCCGCATTTACAACGTAATACGCCCTTCATCAGTGGGACCGGCCATTTAGCATCCTTTATGCATTTGTGCTCGGAAAAACGGGACTGTACAAGCAGCCACTTATCGGCCTTCATGAATGGCTCATGATGCCCCAAGCAAACGGTCCATTTTTCTGGAGGCTGAAGCTGATGCTTCTTGTTTTTGCCAGTCGTCCGACCGTAAACCATAACGCCCACAGAACCATCCCATTTTTCACGCGGGGAATCTGGATCCATAATGCATCCTTTGTTGGCATAGTAGTCGTATACTTCCGGAGTAGCTTCCACACAGAATGGCATGGTAAGAATCTTGTAGAGCTGCGTTGACGAGAAAAATTTACCCGACAGAGTTTTGATGCCAGAATTTTTGAATTGTGTTTCCATGCCCTGTAGGCTTCGATTAGATGAAAGAAATGTGTCAAATATACGATTGACATAGTCAACGCCGTCAGGATCGGGAATGATGGTTACATGCTTCCTCCCGTGTTCAACAATGCTTTTACGGACATATCCCACAGGGGGATTCCCGCCGGTCCAATATCCTTTTCGCGCAAGCCCGAGCATGTTGTCCGAGACGCGCTCCGCAATTGTTTCTCTTTCCATCTGAGCAAAAACGGCAGTAACAAACATCATCGCCCGGCCAATTGGCGTTGTTGTATCAATTGTCTCCTTGATCGAAATGAACATGACTCCATGTTCTTCTAGCATTGCATACATGTTAGAGAAATCGCGGACATTCCTTGATAGCCTGTCCAGCTGGTAAACAACCAGGGCATCGGCAGCGTTTTCACGAATTCTGGAAAACATAAGCTGCAGCTGGGGCCGATCAGTATTGGCCCCGGTAAAATCCTCATCTGAGAAACACTCCCAACTGTCAATTTTGCCATGGAACTTCGACTCGCAGTAATCCAGACACATGCGTAGCTGATTATCAACAGAATCGGATTTGTCAGAGAATACAGATTTACGTCCATAGCAGAAGAAGCGCACAGAATCACCTCCTGTGATATAATGAAAAAGGTCAGAGATTGCCCGTATAATGCGGCGGGGTACAATGACCATTGCCGTCTGGTGCTGCAACACCGGGCGGCTTTTATAATACAATTCCTAAACGATATTATTCCTGAATTTGCATTTTAACTACGAAATCTGTGATAATAAGCACAAAGCATACGTTATAATCCATCGTCAATTTCTGTTTCTTCCGGAGAAAGAGTATTTGACTGATAGATAAGTATGTTTGTAATCGTTCCATTAGAGCCAGATGTCGCAAGCCATAACTCTGTGTCCTCTCCTATCCATTTTCTAAGAAAAACAGCTTTTCCCATAGAAATTGAAAGAGCATACATTGATGGCGTGTTTTTTATGACATCCGAAGCAAAATCGTCTTTTTTTTCGTCTGGGTCTCCATATTTTTTCTTGAGTGACTTCTCAACATCCAAGAAGGTCTGATAATCGTCAGATATTCCGCCCTCTTCTTTATCGAATACATACCCTGCGGAATATAACCCTTTGTATCCGAAATAGAGAATTACACCAGCCGTCTTCCCGGCAACCTTTACATCTTGAACAGCAATATCATTGTTCGCAGAATCATAAACATAGTCTGAATACTGTAATAGAAAATCAGAATTTTTTACCTGTTCTAATGAAGAACCCCACGGGATACCCCGGAAGGTATACTCTTTTTCTGAAGATTCCGCTGCAAAATCTGACATCGGACCTGCAGACGCGATCGCTGGCATTGCTAATGCGATCGCCAGAGTCATTGTTACGATTGCATGTTTTTTCATAGTGTATCCCTCCTTTATAAACCATTTGCTTTCCTTTTCATATTGCGTGAGCATACATCTCTATTAAATCGGCGCTACAACGTTTATCATAATCGCCGGATTGAATATGCCGAAGTTCGTGAAGATAACTTTCTTGTTGCATTTCATTTGAAAATTTGGTGTTGATAACAATTGTGAAATATCCATCTTTGGCGACAGTGAATGCGCGAATGGTAGTGGGAAGATCCCTTAATATTATGCTGATTTCATCAATCATTCTCTCCATCCTTGCTGCTCATTCTGTCAATGAGCTGTTTTACAAATTCAATATCTTCCTTTTTTACCTTCCTTGAAGCATCGAATAAAACCTTGTACTCTGGACTTTTGTGAAGAAATTCTGCTAACTCACGTGCTTCTCGATTGATATAATAGTTTTCTTTATTCGCCCTTGACGGCAAATTCGATATCGTTGAATTCATGTCGACCGGAGCATCAAGGAGTTGTGATTTCTCAATTCCCAACCAATTACACAGAGATTGGATTTTGTCGATTCGTGGGATTGATTGGCCAGTGCACCACTTTGCGGCTGTTGCTGTCGATACACCCATCCTTCTAGCCATATCTGCTTGATTGTATCCATTAAGGGACAGGTAATAAGTTAATCGCTTAGAAAATTGTCGTCTCAATTCCTCGTCTGCCATAATTATCCTCCTATATATTAAGAACATAATAATATCTAAAGTTAGTTTCCACAATAGAAATAATTCACAAATTGCTAACTTATATATTGACAGCACTACTTTAAAGGTAGTATATTTCTTGCAGAGCGAAAGCCGGAAAGGAGGTAGAGAAATGAGCATGACCTTAAAGGCTGCCAGAATAAATGCAGGACTCAGGCAGTCAGATGTGTCAAAATCCATGCATATTGCGGTTTCCACTCTTATAAAATGGGAAAAAGGAGTAACGTACCCGACCGCAATTCAATTAATGCATCTTTGCAGGCTTTATGAATGTAAACTCGATGATATTTTTATACCCGAAACGCTAACTTTAAAGTAGTACCAGGAGGGCCGGAAGCATGAAGCGAAAAGAGCAAGAGATCAATGTCGTCGTGACATTCACTGAAGGATACCGGCAGCGATTCACTCAGGCATGTCTTGATCAGCTTTCCAAAAGAAAACAGGCCGAGCAGGGCATGTGGGCGCTGAAGCAGGAAGCGGAAGCAAGGCCGGTCGCCTGAAACACTAGAGTACACACAACACAGGAGGGAAACACAAATGGCAACAGCAGCAGAACTGAATAAAAGAAGGACCAGGGGCGAGAGGCTGAGGAAGGACGCGCTTGTGATGCACGTCCGGCTGACCTTCATGAACGAGCTTCTGGGGACAGCTTCTGGGAATGAGGATATCCACGGTACCTACGTCGCCGGAAAGATCAAGAAGAAGCAGAAGGCCAGCCAGAAGTACATCAGAGAAGGCCTGACCGATGAACAGCGTGATGCCCTGGTGAATCAAGAACTTGAGGACATCAAGAATCTGAACGCTGAAGAAGAAATCACGAAGGGGAAGACGTTCTTCCCGCGGAACGACAACGGCGATCCGATCCTGTTCGACTACCAGATCAGGGGGTTTTTCAAATCCGCCTGCGGGGCCTGCCGACAGATTCCGGAGAGCGAGACGACCGCGAAGAAGTTCACAGCTTACAAGGGCAAGATCGATACGCTAATCCAGGTCTACAGTGACGTTCGGAAGAGCAAGGACGCGATCGTAAACGGAACGGTTGAAGATAAGACGGTCCGCGAGATCGTGATCCACACGACCAAGCCGATCGGTGACTGCCAGCGGCCACTGCGAGCATCGACCCCGCAGGGTGACAGAGTGGCAATCAGCGATTCGGAGTCAATTGCTCCGGGAGCGTGGGTGGAGTTCGACATCGTATCCCTGCTGGGAGAAGGAAGCCGCGGGATGATCGAGGAATGGCTGGACTACGGTTACGACAACGGAATCGGAGGCTGGCGGAACAGTCGAAAGGGATCCTTCATCTGGGACTATGTGGACCCGGAAGAGTAACAGCGCAGCAGCAGCAAGGAAAGGCCCTGATATGTATGCATCAGAATAGATGGGAATTGCTTCGAGAAGGAATAGTTTCGTTCAGCATTGGTTTCGTTCAGCATTGAAAAACAAGAGAAGAGAATAGTTGCGTCGAGTTCAGCGCTGAAAAAGCAAAGCTAAGCAATGTGCTGTTTGGGCGACGCACAGCGATCATAGGCATCGCAGAAGAACAGTGCTGCATTGCGGTCCAAAAGAAAAGAGTGGAAATGCGCAGGCAAGGTAGTGTTTAGGATTGCAAGGAGAAGGAAAAGCAGAGAAAGGTTTTGCGGAGAGAAGCAGAAGCAACGCGACGCATCGATCGGCGAAGCGATAGCAAAGCGCTGACAGGCTACGCAGCTGGAAAAGCGACGAGATATGTTACGCGGCAATAGCTCTGCGGGGCATTGTTTGGCAAAAGCAAAAGAATAGAGATGAATAGAGATGCATTGTTATGTAACGCCAAAGCAAAGCCTGGCGAAGAAACGCACAAGCAATGCATTATGTGGATTCGCAAGAGCCAAGGTAGCAAAGATGAGTGAGGCAGAAGCGCCGAGATGTGTGGCATAGCAATAGCAAAGTAACGCCAGACAAAGAACTGCACAAGCTATGCATTGTGATGCAATACCGAGCAATGGCAAGGCAAAGACTGGAAAAGTCTAGGCGATGATTTGCGAAGAGAAGTCTCGCAGCGCCGTAGCGATGCTGTGCCTGGACTGGCCATAGATAAGCTGGGCGCTGATCAGCTAAGGGAAAGTATAGAAGCGTATTGGTTCGCAGGGGCAAAGCATTGCGCAGCGATGAAAGAGCGCGGGAAATGTGTCGAGTAGCAATAATCACAATCCGGAATGGTGATGTCATCCGCAAGGAGCATATGAGCTATGCGGCTGCGCGGAGGCATTGCTTAAACCGTAACTGGCGAGATGGTGAATGCCAGCTCGCGATCCAAATCACAGGAGGGGAACATCATGAAAAGAAAGGTAATCATTAAGGCCGCATCTGCCGGCATCGCGGCGGGATTCCTAGCACTGGTAAAGCCGGAAAGTCAGCCTGGCATGGGCGTGACTGCGATCATCGCGATCGCGTTTTACATGATGAACTGCCGGGCACTGTCATCGTTGATCCGCCAAAAGCATTACTACACGGCGACGACAATCAGCGACCGGTACAGGCTTTCCAGATGGGCAGACACGAAGGTGGGCGCATGAGATGCAGAGACGATTGAAATGCGAATTATACAACGACTCCATGCAGAACTGGAAAGGCTACCCGATCCACAAGGCACAGCTCATCATCGCGGATGTTCCGTACAACGTCGGGACAAACTTCTACGGCTCTAACCCGATGTGGTACAAGGGCGGAGATAACAAAAACGGCGAATCAAAGTTTGCTGGAAAAGCTGCGTTCACATCGGATTTCAACTTCAACCTATACGAATACTTCCATTTTTGTTCGCAACTGATGAAGAAGGACGACACGAGGCCATGCACAAGAGGAAGATCATCAGACAGCCCATGCATGATTGTGTTTTGCTCCTTTGAGCAGTTTCACACACTCATCAATGCAGCTGCAAAACATGGATTTATCCACTACATCCCGCTTGTGTTCGTGAAGAATTACAGTCCGCAAGTTCTGAAGGCGAATATGCGGGTTGTCGGAGCGACTGAATATGCGCTGCTGTTCTATCGTGACAGGCTACCGAAGTTCAGAAACGGGCTGAAGGTGGACGAGAACGGGAAAAACATCCGCGGAACCGGGCACATGATATTTAACTGGTTTAAATGGGAACGGGATCCGAAAGATATTCCGAAGATTCATCCGGCGCAGAAGCCTGTTTCACTCATAAAACAGCTTGTGCAGATATTCACTGACCCGGGAGACGTTGTGATTGATCCGTGCTTCGGTTCCGGAACAACAGCTAGAGCGTGTCAGGAACTGGGAAGAAATTTCTATGGATTCGAAATCAGCAAGACATTTTACAGACGCGCAGTCGATGAAATGCTGCTGAAAGATAAAGGAGGAACACAGGATGGCAGTGAAAATCAATGAACTTGAGATCGAGAACCTTAAACGGGTAAAAGCCGTACAGGTGACGCCTTCAGCGACTGGGCTGACGATCATCGGCGGAAACAATAACCAGGGCAAAACTTCTGTATTGGATGCGATTGCCTGGGCGCTCGGAGGTAATTCCTTCCGTCCATCGCAGCCACATAGGGAAGGGTCTGTATCTGATCCGTATCTACATGTGGTTCTCAGCAACGGCCTTGTTGTAGAGCGAAAGGGCAAGAATTCTGATCTGAAAGTGACTGACCCGACCGGAGGCCGTGCCGGACAGCTGATTCTCGACAGCTTTATCTCTAAGCTGGCACTCGATCTTCCGAAATTCATGCAGGCCAGTGACAGCGAAAAAGCTAATACCCTGCTGAATATCATCGGAGTAAAGGATAAGCTTACCGCACTGAAAAAACAAGAAGAGGAAATTTATCAGGAACGAACGGCAATCGGAAGAATTGCGGACCAGAAAAAGAAATATGCGGAAGAACAGACATATTATCCAGACGTTCCGCAGGCGCCAGTATCGGCATCGGAACTGATCAGGCAGCAGCAGGAGATTCTAGCCAGAAACGGCGAAAATCAGCGAAAACGTGACAATCTGGAACACATAAAAGCGGAAAAACGCAGGCTTGAAATGCAGATCGCAGACCTTCATAAAAAGCTGGAAGCCATTCAAGCACAGTACGTAGCCTGCGTTGAAGATGAACAGACTGCCGAAAAGACGGTCGCTCAGCTTCAGGACGAGTCAACTGCGGAGCTTGAAGAAAACATCGCACAGATCGACGAGACGAATCGGAAAGTCCGGGCGAATCTCGACAAAGACAAAGCCGAAGAAGATGCGAAACAGTACGCTGATCAGTACAACAACCTTACGGCTCAGCTCGACAAAGTCCGTAAGCAGAAAAAGCAGCTTTTTGATGGAGCAAAGCTTCCGCTTCCGGGGCTGACTGTTGAGGATGGGAAACTGCTGTACAACGGTCATCCATGGGATTGCATGAGCGGATCAGATCAGCTGAAGGTTGCGACTGCAATCGTGCGGGAACTGAATCCAGAATGCGGCTTTGTTCTGCTCGACAAGCTGGAACAGATGGACAGAAACACGCTTGCCGAGTTCGGTGAATGGCTGGAAAAAGAGAACCTGCAATGCATTGCCACCAGGGTGAGCAACGGTGATGAATGCAGCATCATCATTACCGATGGATATAGTGAATCAACCGCGTTGAAAACCGCGAAAGCGCCGTCATCAGCGTGGAAGGAAGGAGAATTTTAATGGAGATAACACGAGGCGTTATCCACAAGGCGACAAAAGTCGTCATCTACGGCCCGGAAGGGATCGGGAAATCAACACTGGCTTCTAAATTTCCCGATCCGGTATTTATCGATACTGAGGGCAGCACGAACATGATGGATGTGGCGCGGCTTCCCGCGCCTTCCAGCTGGACAATGCTATTTGAAGAGATCGATTATGTCAAAACGCATCCAGATTGCTGCAAAACGCTGGTCATCGATACAGCTGACTGGGCTGAGCAGCTCTGCATCCGATATATATGCGAAAGCAGGAAGGTCAACGGAATCGAGGACTTCGGATATGGCAAGGGCTACACCTACGTCAAAGAAGAATTCGGACGCTTCCTGAACAAGGTATCTGACCTGATTGACATCGGGATCAATGTTGTTCTCACCGCACATGCAGTCATGCGGAAATTTGAACAGCCGGACGAACTTGGCGCATACGACCGCTGGGAGCTGAAGCTTACAAAACAGTCTGCACCATTGGTGAAAGAGTGGTCGGACATAATGCTGTTTTGCAATTTTAAGACCGTTGTTATCAATGTCGACAACAAGGGAGCGATAAAAGGCAAGAACAAAGCGCAGGGGAGCCGCCGTGTCATGTACACGCAGCACCATGCCTGCTGGGACGCGAAGAACCGCTCCGGGCTTCCGGAAGAAATCCCGATGGGATACGACGAGTATTTAAAGCCGATTATCGAAGGGATTGTAAGTGAAACGCAAGCCAATGAAAGTGAAACGCAAGCTGCAACCTACAAGATTGACGAAGGCAAGCAGATCGATCTGAAGGATTACCAGCACATCGCAAGCGGGGAGAAGGTTGAGACAATCCCGGCTGAAAAGCCTGCAACAAAAGAAGTACCTGATCCTGGTGTTTCTGCCCTTCCTGAGCCGCAAAAAGCTCCGGAAGAGAAACCTCCGGAACCCATCTCACCTGCCGTCGTATCACCGTACCTGTCGGACCCGAACAGGATCCCGAAAGCGCTGAAAGACCTGATGGAAAAGGACCACATCAGCGAATGGAATCTCCAGGATGCGGCGTACAGCAAGGGTTATTACCCGCGGGATACCCTGCTTCAGGACATGGATCCGAACTTCTTAACGGGGTGGTTTGTAGCGTTCTGGCCGAAGGTGAGAGAGCTTGTAGAAAGCTTAAAAAACAAAGACGAAGTACCTTTTAAAGACTAAGAGAGGAGATAAAAATCATGGGAGATTTAGCACAGAACAATGACGGCGCACTGGATTGGGGGAGCACGATTGTAAAAGATGATGAGTATGTCATCCTGCCGGAAGGAACATACAACTTCACTGTTGAATCCATCGAGCGCGGACGCTTTGAGGGTTCCGAAAAGCTGTCAGCCTGCCCACAGGCAAATTTAACGCTGAGGGTGACAAACCCAATCGACGGTACAGAAGGGAAAGTGTTTGAAAGCCTGAAGCTCCATTCCAAGATGGAGTGGAAACTGTCACAATTCTTCGCTTCAATCGGCCAGAAAAAGAAGGGTGAACCGCTGGTCATGAACTGGAATACAGTCCCTGGATCAACCGGAACACTTGAGCTTGAGATCAATCACTATACAAAGAACGACGGATCAAAAGGAGAAAACAACCGGGTAAAGAAATTCCTCCCGAAAGAGCAGAAGTCTTTTGTTCCGGGAAAGTTTTAAGCCATGGGCGCGGTGACACTGCGCCCCTATCAGGAAGAGGCGCGTAAATCAGTCGAGGACAAATGGTCCGAAGGAACAAAACGCACTCTGGTTGTTCTACCTACAGGGACGGGAAAGACGGTCATTTTCGCGAAAATCGCAGAGGACATGGTGAAGCAGGGAAATCATGTACTGATCCTTGCGCATCGCGGAGAGCTGCTGGAACAAGCGGCTGACAAGATATACAAAACAACCGGGCTAAAATGCAGTGTTGAAAAAGCGGAAGAAACCTGTATGGACAGCTGGTTCAGAATCACAGTCGGTTCCGTGCAGTCGCTTCAGCGCGAAACTCGCCTTTCACGGTTTCCCGCGGATTTTTTCGGAACAATCATCATTGATGAGGCGCATCATGCAATTTCTCCTGGCTATCAAACGGTACTGCAACATTTTAAGGATGCGCATGTACTTGGCGTCACGGCGACTCCTGATCGTGGCGATATGCGCAATCTTGGAGAGTATTTTGACAATCTGGCGTATGAATATACTCTTCCGCGAGCAATCAAGGAAGGTTATCTCTGCCCGATCAAAGCACTCACAATCCCGCTGAAACTGGATATCAGTCAGGTCGGCATACAGTCCGGAGACTTCGCAGCAGGCGAAATCGGAACCGCGCTTGATCCGTATCTTGAACAGATCGCGACTGAGATGGAAACCTACTGCAAGGATAGGAAAACGGTCGTTTTCCTTCCGCTGATCAAGACCTCTCAGAAGTTTGTGGAAGTTTTGACCGCTCATGGCTTCCGCGCTGCAGAAGTAAACGGCGGATCGGAAGACAGGTCGGAAATCCTGAAAGCATTTGACGCGGGAGAATATGACGTTCTGTGCAATTCCATGCTGCTTACCGAAGGCTGGGATTGTCCATCGGTGGACTGCGTTATCGTCCTCCGTCCGACAAAAGTACGAGGTCTTTTTTGTCAGATGGTAGGCCGTGGGACCCGTCTTTCGCCGGGGAAAAAGGACCTCCTGCTGATCGACTTTCTATGGCTGACTGACAAACACGAACTGTGCCACCCTGCAAGCTTGATATGTGAAGACAACGATGTGGCGCAGCAGCTGACGAAGAATCTGGAAGATAAAGCGGGTGTCGCTATCGATCTGGAAGAGGCTGAGAAGATGGCAGCCGAGGATGTCATCCAGCAGAGAGAGGATGCCCTTGCAAAGAAGCTGGCTGAAATGCGCAGACGGAAAAAGAAGCTTGTTGATCCGCTGCAATATGAGATGTCAATCCAGGCGGAAGACCTTGCAGGGTATACTCCGGCATTCGGCTGGCAGATGGCTCCTCCATCAGATAAGCAGATTCAGCAGCTGGAAAAGCGCGGCATCTGCCCAGATGAGATCGAGAATGCAGGCAAGGCAGCACTCCTGTTAGACCGCATCGAAAAGCGCCAGCTGGCGGGACTCACAACCCCGAAACAGATCAGGTTCCTTGAAGGCCGCGGATTCAAGCATGTTGGCACATGGGAATTTGACACGGCGAGAAAACTGATAGATCGGATCGCGGCAAATGGATGGCGCGTCCCGTTTGATATCAACCCGGAAACGTTCGAAGGGAAAGCAAATGTATGACCTGAAAGATCTACTAGAGTATATCGATCCGGCACAGCTAAGCTATCAGGAATGGTGTTTAGTCGGAATGGCGCTGAAGCAGGAAGGCTACATGGCGTCTGACTGGGATTCCTGGTCAAAGGCTGACAGCCGATATAAGCCGGGCGAATGCTTCCGGAAATGGGGCACATTCCGCAACGAGAACGGCGGAGCGCCTGTCACCGGTGGCACTATCGTGGAGCTGGCAAAGCGTGGCGGATTCAGTCCGTTAAAAGGCCGCGATTACGCCCTGAATTGGGACAGTACCATCAGTGATGACGGCGACAAGATCATCGATTCCGGATGGCTGGAAGATAAGGAGATTGTCGAGCCGAAGAACTGGAATCCTATTCAGGAGCTGATCACATATCTTGAAACGCTGTTCAATTCGTCCGAGAACGTGGGCTATGTCACGACCGTATATCACGGCGAAGACGGACGCCTGTCGCCTCAGCGTGGTCTGTGGGACCGGACAGCGGGACAGCTGATCGCGGAGCTGAAGAAGTACAACGACATCGGTGCTGCGCTGGGCGACTATAACCCGGAAGCGGGAGCATGGATCCGGTTCAACCCGCTAGATGGGGAAGGCATCAAGAATGAAAATGTCACAGACTTCAGGTATGCGCTGGTCGAGTCCGATAAGATTCCACCAGCACGTCAGAACGCGATAATCCGGGAGCTTGAGCTTCCGGTTGCGGCGCTTGTGTATTCCGGAGGCAAATCGGTCCATGCGATCGTAAAGATTCAGGCCGGTGATTATTCGGAATACCGAAAACGTGTCGAGTATCTATACAAAGTCTGCGCAAAAAACGGCCTTCAGGTCGACACGCAGAACAAAAACCCGTCGAGACTGTCTCGTATGCCTGGCATCATGCGGAAGGGACATAAACAGTTTCTGATGGGAACCAACCTGGGAAAGAAATCCTGGGATGAATGGGCGGAGTGGATAGATGCAGTAAATGACGATCTTCCGAACCCGGAAGAACTGTCAGACGTGTGGAACAACATTCCTCCGCTGGCGGACTGTCTGATCGATGGCGTCCTGCGCAAGGGACACAAGATGCTGCTTGCCGGACCGTCCAAAGCAGGTAAGTCATTCGCCCTGATCGAGCTGACCATAGCAGTGGCTGAAGGAACGCGCTGGCTGGGCTTCAAATGCGCTCAGGGCAAGGTCCTGTACGTCAATCTTGAGCTGGACCGCGCAAGCTGCCTGCACCGTTTCCAGGACGTCTACAAAGCGCTCGGGATCCCCGCAAAGAACCTCAGAAACATTGATATCTGGAACCTGCGAGGCAAATCTGTACCTATGGACAAACTCGCTCCGAAGCTGATCAGGCGCTCTGAAAAGAAGAACTACGACGTTATCATCATCGACCCGATCTATAAAGTCATAACTGGCGATGAGAACAGTGCGGACCAGATGGCGAATTTCTGCAACCAGTTCGACAAGATTTGTACGGAGCTGCACGCTGCGGTTGTTTATTGCCATCACCACAGCAAAGGCGCACAAGGCGGCAAAAAGTCGATGGACAGGGCATCCGGATCGGGTGTATTTGCCCGCGATCCTGACGCACTGCTGGACCTTACAGAGCTGGAAGTAACCGACAATATCCGCGAGATGCTGCGGGGAAAAGCCATCATCAGAGGCACAGAAAAAGCCCTCAATGAGTTCGTCAATGACTGGCAGAACGACGTCGGGCAGGACGACCGGCTGTCTCCTACAGCAATGCAGGAGTACGCCGGAAGCAAACTTGATTTCGATCAATCGAGCAAAATGGCGGAATATGTTTCCACTGAAATTGCCCGTGAAGAACACTGCACTGCATGGCGGATCGAGGGCACGCTTCGTGAATTTGCGTCCTTCCCGCCGCTTAATTTGTGGTTCGATTATCCGATTCACAGACCAGATTCCTATGAGGTTTTGAAGGATATCCAGCCTGATGATGGTGATCCATGGATAAAACGCAAGCAGGTATTCGCGAAACAGCAGCAGGAAAAAGGCAAAGAAACGCTCAACATGTATCTTGATGCGCTTAAAGAATTGATGCCAGAAGGCACGGATTCCATCACGATAGATGAGCTGGCAGAGGTTACGGGAAAGAGTAAAGACCGAATCAGGCATGATTTTAAAGGTTCAAAACGGTATCCAGGACGTGCAAAAACGCTCCAAAAAGAGGGCTATAAATACGTCGATGGCACACCAAAAGAGCCTGCAAAAGTCATCAGAATCAATCCGGACAACGAGTAATTTTTTGTCCGGAGTGTTTTGTCCGGGTATCCGGACAAAAGTCCGGACAACGAACTTTCTGTTTTGTCCGGACTACAAGCATCACAGTCCGGACAAAAGTCCGGACAACGAACTTTCTGTTTTGTCCGGGTATCCGGACAAAAGTCCGGACAAATATACCTAACGGTATATATGTGTCCGGATACCGGCCACCCACTGACGTGTGTGCCACCCTAGCCGGGACATGGGGCGATGCTTACGCCCCCATGCCCGGTATCGGGGCCTGACACACAGTCAGCGTCATACGCGCGAGAATCCGAGGAGGGAAAATCGAAAATGAAAATCGAGTTTTTTATGCCGATGAAAAATCCGCCGACAATTACGCAGCAGGAGCACAAAGTAACAGTTGTTCGTGGTAAGCCGGTGTTCTATGAGCCGGCTGAGCTGAAGGCCGCGAGACAGCAGCTTCTCGATCTGGTAGCGCTGCACGCTCCGGAGCAGCCGATGAATGGTCCGCTTCAGCTGGTGACTAAATGGATCTGGCCAGGAAAGACGACCGAGTACAAGACGACTAAACCAGACACGGACAACCTGATCAAGATGCTTAAGGACTGCATGACCCGGGCGCACTTCTGGCACGATGATGCTCAGGTCGCCTCAGAGGTCACGGAAAAGTATTACGACACGGGTGCGACAGGGATATGGGTACAGGTGAGAGAACTTTAAACGAGCCGATCCCGGAAGAACAGTTCAAAGCATTCATCCGGGTGACGGTCAACGAATTTTATAACAAATGGCGGCATCGCATCCGGACAGCGAAGATGCAGCGTGACGAATGGGACGTGCTGATCCTGGAAGCTGATCGGATTGTCAAGCAGGGCAGACAGTATCCGGTGGTATCGGACATTGTATTCGCTCTGGTCCAGGAGCTGAGTCGGGAAGCGGTAAACCTTGAGGAGAGCTAGGAGGATGAGAGATGGGATTCGATGAGACATTGAATTGGTTTTACGAATACGTCTTTATGGGCAGAGGTGGCAGATGGCACAACTTCCCCGACATGGGGAAGGGCGAACAATGGTACAGCTACTACTACGCGGAGAACAGGCTATATATCATCCGGGACGGAATGACAGATCAGCTGTATTTCGTTAAAGCGGGTTCGCCCAGAGAGGCATACCTGGAATTTTTTCGGAGGATGGAGGAGGCACGAAACGCGGGAAGCTATGTCGACGAAGATGAGGAGGTATGAAGAGATGGAAGAGACGAAACCGGTGCATGAGATTATCGAGGATGTGAAGACGGAGATCTGCGACCATTACTGCAAATATACTGCCGGGTTCATAGACGTAGACGATGAGACATTCGTGGAACGGGTAAATCAGTATTGCGTTGACTGCCCGCTGAATAGGCTGTGAAAGGAGGAAACCATGTTTACAGAAACCGAGAGAACAATTCTGAACGCGCTGCCACCGAAATATAAATACATCTTCAGGACTCGCGGTGGCAATTTAAGAATTAGCGAAAGATTTGACGGTATTGATGATTACTTACCGATTCCAGTATTTAACCATCTTTTCAAAAACGTAATGGCGGATGGTGAACCTGTTCGCTTCCGGGAACCAATTCTCGATGACGCTGAGCGGGAATATCTGAAAGCAGTGTTCAAGCCGTTTGCAAGCAGAATCAAATTGGTTAAAAAACAGCGCTGCAACGAAATGTGGGAAGGCATGGAATACATAAAAGTGCTTATGAAAGACCCTGATGGTGATACTGCGGAATTCCCTGTACTCAAATCAGGAACAATGTTCCCTGTATTCAAATCAGGAACAATGTATAAATACATGAGTCTCAATGAAGCATACACGCTTGAAGAGTTGGGTATCACATACGACTGATGGGGGACGCGGCATGAGATTCATTGATTACGACAAGCTGCACCATGCGATTGAAAAGAAATTGCTTGAATACACGCCACCTGCTCTAAGGAATGATTACATGCGCGGATGCGCGGATGGATTGCGCATGGCTCTTTGTGTGATCGAGTGTCAGGGTAAGTTCATCAGCTGGGACAGCAAGAAGAAGCTACTCAAACTGCTTCAACCGGAACAATCGGATTTTGATTGGTCCATTGTCAATGCCATGTTGGAAGGCCTGTCAGACATGCTGCCGGACACAAACAAAGCGCACGGTGGGGACTGGCTGAAGGACTGGTTGAAAGATTTCATGTGGGAATACGATCTCGATCCTGCTGATCTTCTGATGGAGGAGAAGGATGAAAGTAATGAAAAGGAGATCAGCAGATGAACAGATATTATTCTATTTCACGTCCTGTATCAATCGGCACGTTTCCTGACAGAATCCATATCACAAAGATTCACAACTTTGAATTCGCAATAGTAGTGCCAGAGATTCATCATGTAGCTTGGGGATGTTTTGAAACTCCTGACAAGCTGACAGAGCAGGAGTGCTATCTGTATGACTTGGTAGAAGGAGCAAAACATGAAAATCTGGGTTGAACATGAAGTTTCAAACCATCCTAACTCCTGTTTGTACTCAGATGGTACATTTATGGAAGGGCAAACGCTCTGTAAATACCATAAATTTTTGGTACAGACACACGGAAGAAAAAGACCACCAGATAGGCACAAGCCTAAATGTGTTTTGTTTGACACATGGCTTGAAGAACCATACGAGAAGTGTCCTGAGTGCAGGAACAACGTGGGCTATAGCGGCCATAGCCAAGTAGGTGAACTAATACATGGAAGAACTGGAAGGACATGATCGACATAGAGACATACGATCTGACACGGGAGAAGATGGCTGAGATTGTAAAACATTATCTTTGAGTGAATGGATGAGACTGACGAATGAAGTGGATAAGTAGGAGGAAAGCATGACAAGGGAAGAAGCAGTAAAACAAGAACCGTGCGAGGATTGCATAAGCAGACAAGCGGCGATTGATGTGCTTAGAACGTGTTATGACACAGAAACTGTCACATACACAAACGGCA